ATAACCTTTACTCTCGGATTTCCCTCGTACATATTTTGGATGCGCCCTATGACGTCGTGTACGCTCCATCTTGTGGCAATATGTATTTCCTTGCAGTTCTTGCCGTCCGTGTCCTGTATCTTTCTCTGGCGGGCATCTACGGCATATTTATCCCACAATTTATCAAGGATAATGGGATTCATTGCTTCTTCGATACCGCCTATCATATCGTCAACCAGTAAAAACTTAGAAGCCCTTACTTTACCTGCATTCTTACTACCAACAGACGTACATTGTACGGATGGAAACGATTTGTACTTCCCGACATTAAACTGCTCCATCTTTGCATTTGTGCTTGTCACTGAAAGATCCGGGAAAATTTCATTCCATGTATATTCTTCCGTATTTGTAACAATATCGTACACACCGTCATAGTACATTCTGGTGATATCTCCACTGTGCGAATAAAAAAGACTGAAATCTCTAGGGAACCATCCGGCAACAAGCGCGTGAAACATTTTTTCAACCGTTGTTTTACCCGCACCTGGAACAAGGGATACGCACAGGATGTCATATCTATCATCAATCATGCCTTGCAGCGCATCTATGAGTCCGATTTTTAAGAATTGCTTTCTTCTTGGCATGTAAAACCGCTCTTTAGGCTCTCTCTTCTTCTCCAAATACTGGAAAGCACTATCCACAACTTTGTTTTGCGCTTCTAAAAGCAAAATTCCGTAGTATTTGTCCAGAATTTCATAAGATACCTTGTTTTGGAATGAATATTTCTCTAAATCCCACGGTGTACCGCCAGTGGATTGAAAGATAAACTGCTCCGTCAGTTCTTTCGCTCTGGCAGAAACCTTTAATCCATACTCAACATCCTTTTCCGTCAGAATGGCTACCCTTGCCGCTTCTTCCATGGCATCTATTACCTGTTCATCAACGCCATGCACCTGTATGTAATTTTCATATCCATTTACTGTGGAAATTAGGCTTGAACTTGCCAAAAGAAAAGCACCTCCGCAAAAGCAGAAGTGCCTTAAGACCTCTGCCAATAATTTTTGTTGGTTAGCGACTAACTCCATTTGTTAGCCGGTAATATCATCTAATCAATATCCTCAATACTTTCTACAAAGCAGTTATAATAGAGATTTCTGATATTTTCACAATATCTCCCTAAATTCTTGCAACTACGTGTTCTTTTGCAATTTCTTCTTTTTCCGGGTCGTAAATAACCGAACCGTTTTTATCAGTCTTATACTTATCAAATTCACAAGAAATTTTTATGTATGGGTATCTCAATGGCGTGCAGTCAGCATGGAAATCAATATTATACACTCCCTTTTGCCATTTTCCGTTAGCATAAATCTTTGTGTAACCGCCTTTTCTAGTTTTGATTATGATTTTTGAACGTGTTTTCTTCATTTCCAATGCACCTTGAACCCTTTCGCCGTATAATTACCAACTGCCTGTTTCAGCTCTTCCTTGCTTTTATATTCCTCTCGAAGCATGATTGCTACCTTGTTCTTCTCAATGGCGTATATGCCGCAGGTAACCGCTTTGCTCGCCGTATCAAGAACTGCTTTGTACTGTTTGCTGTTCATCTCGTATGTGCTGTTATTGATATTGACAATCATGCTTCATACACTCCTTCTCTTCCTTATGAGTTTGCATCAACATTTTTTAGATATTCAATGAAACTCATTTCAGCCCCCTCGCATGTTAAACCTTCAATAGGATTTTTGTGATAGTTTTCACGAAAATACCTCAATGCCTGTTCTTTTTCTTTTTCTGAATAAGAGTCCCATTTTGATATCCCAGATTTGTTTTTGAAAAATTCGCAATCGTGTTCTTTATAAGCAAATCCTACTGGAGGAATATACTTTTCTGGATGGTTACAAAATTCTATCGTTTTTTTCAAAAATTCATTCCATTCAATTCCAAAATAAGCACATTCATAGCATGTCATTCTTCCACCAACTTTCTACCACACATCGGGCAAAATTCAATTTCCATTGCTATCGCTACGTTCATTCCATTGCTACAACATTTAGCATACTGTGGACATTTATCAATATGGCATTGAATAACATTTATATAGCCCAATTTTTTGATTTTAAATTCTCCATATGCAGTTTTATATGATTCTTTCCCATTGCAAAAATCACACATTTCAATTACTTCCTAATAAACCTATGTTCACAATCTTCCAAAGTTGTTACTTCTATCATTTCCGGTTCATGTCTGCAAATCATTCCGTTTGAATCAATATATGGTTCCAGTTCTATCTTTGTACGTAAACCATATGGAGTTTTGCAATAAGGGCACGATTTCTTGTCACTTTCAATTGGTGCGCCACAATTTACACAGTTTAAAATCATGCTCATACCTCTAATTAAAGCACCTTACTAAGCGGATATACAAAATTGATGTGGCGTGGATTTGCACCACGCAGGAGTGTACAATAGAGCATGGAAGAATGAAAAGATTGCTCTTTCCTCTGCACAAATGATAGGCAGCTGAAAGCAAATACCAAATATTGGACTATAAAACATTCTGTTACCTCCACATCAGAAACATGTTCAGCAACAGCAACATCACAAGTACCCATAATGCAGTTGCTGTTTCTTTGTCTTTGGATTCTCTGCCAGATACAAATAGTATCAGCATAAAAATAACATCCAGCGTCGATATAATCGTTTTAATAATTACCATGGTTGTTTTCCTCTCACAAGTTTCTTTAGCAGGATTCGAACCTGCGAATACTGGAATCAAAATCCAGTGCCTTACCGCTTGGCGATAGCGCTATATTAACACTACTTTTCCGGCATGTAATAGACCATGTTATCAAATACAGTTATTCCCATACAAGGATCATTCATCTCAACGCATCTGATCGATATGTTTTTAGATACTGCAAACATTTCGGCCACCTGTTGTTTATCCATGTTTGTGCTAATAACTTGAAAAGCCGAAAATGCCTTGTGCATATCAGAGAATACTTCTTTTTCTCTACCTAAATTTGCATACGTCCCAATGGTAAACGTTTTTCCATCAACCATAGCAGTTATCATTCCATGATTTGCTGTGAATACCGCTCGGTCAAAATCAAGCGAAACGTCTTTGCTTTGTGATACTACTCTCATACTTTTCCATCCAATCTCTTTTTGTTTTTGAGGATATTTAAAGGACTTAGTAGTGCTGATTTTCTCAACCTATCAAACCCCCTCCCCCTCCATGCAGAATCATGCTTTGAACATTGATAAATTGTTTGAATTGTTCGTTCAATTCCATTCGTATTTTACAACTATTCGCAAAACCCTTGTTTTGCGTAATGTATCAACGATTTAATGCGCCTTAAGACCATTAAACACTGGGCTTTAAATTGTTTGAATTGTCTATCACGATTTCACCATTATCCGGGCTTGAATTGTCAAAGTTGTCCGGCAATCTCGCACAATTCCCGCTTCCCAGTTTTGGGAGCTCCGAAGCTGTCAACGCTCTTGCTCTGGCTCCCTGGTCTCTTACGCCGGGCATATTGAAGCCGCAGTACTTATTCAGTGACGGCATGTAATTCATGGGGTTTCCTTTGCCGGAAACCTGTAAACCTACCAAACTTTCCTCACGCATTTCGTCAATTTTTTTGCAAATGTCGGAGCCTGATGAGCCTAGCTGCACGCCATTAACCCAGCCATTTAACGTATCTCTATGTATTCCGGTAAAGAATGTAAACCCAACAATATTCACTACTTTCTCGTAGTCATTACACAGGTCTATATATATATCTAATACCTCGTTAACCTTATCTGTATCATAGGCATTATTAATATTATTATCATCCTTTAGGTACTTTGGATTAACTTTAAATACATTCTCATAGACATATTTACAACAGTTATACCATCTGTTCTGCGATACTTTGCATAAATCCTCTATATGTCTCTCTTCCATCCAGAGATTTATATACATGTCAATATCACTTTTAAAAACATCAACGGTATTATTATTTATTTCCTGCATTTCAACTGCTGACATGTTATATATCTCCTCTCTCCAGTACTGGAATACTTAAAATAAAAAATGCAACTGATACAATCAGATCATGATGATCTCGACTGTACCGGCTGCATGAAGTCCGTTTCTTTCGGGACCTCGACAAATCTATTTAACTCTGCCCGTTGCCCGAATGCGTTTTTAATTTAATAAAACAATATCATTCTATCATTTTCTTGTCAAGATATATTTTAAAATTAAATTTTAAGCCTGTATATTATATATTATTTATATAAATATACTGCTTTGTTTATAATATATATTTTTAATATTACAAGAGAGAATATAATCTTTCTCTAACTCTAGTGTCTATATCTACGTTGCAAAAATGTTGCAATTTGTTGCAGAGGTGTTGCATTGCAACAAAACTGGTACAATTCTATTATTTTGTCTTGTCTGTAATAAAATTATCACTCTTGAAATTTTGTGAAAATTTAACAAAGATTTTCTACGTTTTAAACAAAAAAAAGACAGCTATATTTCAAGCTGTCAAATTATCAATACTCATTTCAATTATTCAATTTCAAACCCTACCAGCTCCCACTGATCCGGTTCTCCGTCCTCATCGTAAGATACAGGATCGTTAATTTCTTTAACTCTAAAACTCGGTGTATCTTCATCCAGCGCCGCGCCTGTACTGTCACATTTCCATGCTTCCATCGTCTCGCCGTTGCTTGTGTCGTGATCTACTGCGATCATTCCTAACTCTTCAACCTTGAAAATTTCTACTGCAAAATGTCCTTTCATCTGTCCTAACTCGTTTAAAATTTTTAACATAGCTTTTTCCTCTTTTCTTTCTTCTCTGGATGTGCTATATTCAAATAGCACACATCACTTGGTATGTTTTTTTGTGTGTCGGGCTGGATTTTCTCCAGCCCTTTCTTTTTAATTGTCCTCAATTCCTTTTTGAGTATCATCGATCAGCTGATCGACCATCTTTTCCGCTTTTTCATAATCCTTAGATTTTAAAACTCATTTTTCTCCTTTCCGGCTTTCGCCTATTGCCTTTCGACAATATTATAATAACATTAAAATATAATTTTGTCAACACTAATTTTAGTGTTTTAAAAAAATCTTATTTTTTCTTCATCAGTCGGAACGATTTCCAATACATCCGACGGCTGACATCTTAAAATAATGCAGATCGTGTTAAGCGTGTCTGTAGTGATTCCCTTCCCTTTTCTCAAATTCTGCATAGTCGCTTCACTCATTATCTTCTCTTTTCTCATCCGAGTAGAAGTGTATCCGTGTTTTGAAAGTTCTTTTAATACATCTATTTTATAATTAAACATTTTTTCACCTCACATTTTTTATTTACTACATTATATATAGAATCACTCTAAAAATCAACATGAAAATATTTTACAAGAACACTCTTTTTAGTGTTGACACGCACTAATATTAGTGTTATTATAATCTCAACAGGAAAACAAACAACGGAGGAAATCAAAATGGTAGATAAAAAAATAAATGATTTTACAAAAGTAATTGAAGAGATCGCAAAACTTCATCCAGCAGATCAGGAAAAGGTTTTTCAAATGGTTGCCGATCGAAACGGTGCCGCCGCTGCTGGATACATTGAAAAGAAAGTAAATGATTATGAAACAGCAAGAAACATGTTAAAAAAATTCTTTAAATAACGGGAGGCATGAACATGAAAAAAGTATTTACACCAGACGGGGAATATTTGGGAAGAGCAATAAAAATTGAAACCACCGAAAACGGCGTTGAGATCACAGCGCCGGGCGATTTCCCGGGAATGATCGAGAAAAACACTATCTATATTGGTTGATCTGTAGTTTATGAAGATGAAAACCGTGTATATATAAAATATTAGTCGAAACCGCCCGCGCGGCGGTCTGGTGTAGGGTTGCAACCTTGCCACTGATGAGACAAGCAAAAATATAAAATGAAAGGTGTTAAAAATGAAGATATTAGCAAATAAAATCGGCTTTGTATTAGCTCATGATGAATACTATGGAGATTATTGCTTTGGTACAGAAAGAGAAATCAAAAACCTATCTATGCCTTGCAATCAGTATGGAACAAAGAAAGAAATAAAGGCAGAATTAGAGCGTTGGAAAAAAGAGGTTGATTTTGACAATCCAAGAATGCTTGAAGTTGAAGCCTTTTTTATATCTGTTTTAACACATTGCGAAAATTAGTCGAAACGGTGGAGATTCCCACCGTCTGCAGGAACTGCCCCACCTACACCGATGAGACAGGGCGACATGAAAGGATGGTTGATTTTATGAAGATGATGACACTTGAAGAAGCGAAAGAATACACACGCCAAAAGTTGGCACCGTATTACAGCAACGAGCGAATCGAGAACGTTGTAAAACAGTATGTTTCCGTTGTCCGCCCAGGCGTTGTATTAGTTGAAAATAAAAATGTTGGACTTGTGGAACTGTATCTATAGGAAAATGAAAGGATGGTTGATTTTATGAAAAAAACTGAACTTATGAAAGAATTTCAAGAGCTCGAAGAAGAAAAACAGGTGCATATTGACGGTATTGCCTGGAATAGTAAGAAAAGCGAAATCCAAAACGCTATAGAATGTTTAAAATGCCCGGATGAACTGTTAGACAAATATTTGACAGTTGTAAGTCTGAAATATGAGAATACCGGGCGCGTGATTGCTGAAAATGGAGATTTTAAGCACCACAGCCACAACCGGCTCTATGTATTTAATACAGCACGGCAGATTTTAGCAAGTTAGGCAAGCGGCGGCGTTTACCGGGGTTCGATTCCCCGGCTTGCTTTTACCCAAAAATTTGAATATGGAGGAATTGAAGTATGAGAAAATTATTTTTATTAAAAAAAGGCAGAATGAACTTTTATGCATGCCTGTATGGCTGTGGCATGTATACAATCGACCGAATTACAAAAGGATTCGGTGGAATTGTGACAACATTTGAAACACTGGAAGAGCTTGAAAAATATGCTGCTGAAAACGGATATAAAAAAGCATAATAACCGCCGCAGAGGATGCACGCCGGAACCACTGCCGGCGGCGGTTCTACCCAAAAGGGATTTTATTTTAAGGAGGATTTATAAATGACACAATTAGAAAATTTGAAAAACCAGATCAAGGAATTAGAAAAATCATGTGATGAAGCGCGTGATAGAATTAAAAACGAGAACCTGCCGTTTTTAAACATTTATGAAAACAGAGCTGCATTTTTTATCAACAAAATAGAAATCCGAAACGTGACAAATCAGGGAATCCGGGTTTGTATTGTTTTTGAAGATGAAAAAGAGCTTGCAATCGCGATTAGTGATTATGCAGAGAATATAGCGTTTTAAGCCGGGATCGTCCCGGCTTTTTCCAGTGTCCGGATATATTGCAGCTTGACAAGATACACGCCCTGTCATATAATTCGCTTAAGTGAACACGTATAAGCCATTTTAAGGCTTGCGCAAGGCAATGCAGTGCTTTTATATATTTACAACACGAAACGTCTGTAAATCGTTTTTACGACGTTGCAAGCCTGTAAACGCTGTGTATCTTGCCGCGTTGACACTCCCCCAGATACACAGCCATGATGCATCCGGTAAATCACCGGGAAGCATCCGGGGCGCGTCTGGAGACATCACCGGCAGACCGCCGGGGTGTGAAAATTCTGATTTCTGATCTCAAAATCGAGCCATTTTCCAAGAAGAAAAAATTCAAAAGTTGAAAAATGAGATTTCAACTGTGAAAAGACAATATGCACAGTAAATTATTATGCGTCATTTCACAACTTGTGAAATTTGACTAATTCGCTCTCTTCTCTTTCTCTGGCTCTCGGTCTGTTTCTGTTTTTTCTGTGATTTTGTTGTTCTTGTTCCCATTCGAAAATTCCTCATTTACTTTCTGATTTCGCGATTTGTAATTTACAATCTTTACATCTGTGTTCAATTCATCCGGTATCTTCCCGACGATCAACACTGTATGTGGCTGCAACATGTCGATCATAACTTTGAATCCCTCGCAAAACTCTATCCGTGCCGCCTTTGCCCGCACTCTTCCATTTGTGCATACAGCAATCACACCGCCCTTACTGTACCCGGCAAAACAAAGATCATAATTGTCTTTGTCCGGGATACCTACGGACGGTATAACACGGATCCCGTTCAGAAACATGTAATGTGCAAGTGCATGGTTCCGGTACACGTTATATAGATTCAAAGCAAACGGCATACCACAATCGCCTGTAGCAATACTAAAATCCGGCATACAGACCGAATGGAAACACTTCAAGTGTTCCATGTATTTATCCGGGTTATTCCACAGTCTTTGAAACTTTGAATCGTCAATATAAAAATTCACATTTAATTTTCTATGACCTTTTATCTTTTGTGAAAAGCTCTCTCCAAAATCTATGGAGTCCTCCGGCAAATAATCCAAGCTGCATGCCGGGACAATCGGGATCTGATATTTTTCATCAAGCTCCGCTCCATAGATCATATATTCTTTCATAACATCAAAAGATGTATGACATCCATTGTACAATACTATCACCCCCAAAAACATTTTACTATTTTTCTTCTTGACAAACAACTTCTTTTGTGAAAAGCAAAGAACGTGCGGCGTAATCACTTCTGCTTAGTTCATTTATCAGCTTTTCCCTTGTCATTTCCGGGTTTGTTCTGTGAATATACCGCAGCAATTCATCTATTTTGTCCACTATGCTGCCCTCCAATCAATGTTTGACATCAGATCATCCAAAAGATAGATCAAATCAGTACCGTACAGGCTGATCCAGTCCGCAAGATACTCTTCCTGCTCAATCGGCATATGAATGTTATAGGAAAAGCAAAAACAATGACAAAGTTCATGAGCCAGTATTTTGCGCAAATAGCCATTTTTCGGTTTATCTGAAACATATATAGCCCTGTTGTTCCAATCTGTCACAGCAAGGCTGATAGAGCCATCAGATCGCATCAGCTTACTGCTTGCACCGCGGACAAATTTTATTTCCCATTCAATACCATTTATCACAAACATATTTTACCTCCAAAAAAAGAAACCACCAGCCAAATATCAGCCAGTGATTTCTAAATTTAAAGTTATTCTTCTTGCTCTTCAATCAACAAATAATTAATGTACCTTGTTGCTGTTCCAGCAAGTTCTTTGCTGTAGTCTAGCAAGTCCATCTTGTACTCCGGTTTATGCCCATATGTGACTGTATAGAACTTTTCCACAAGTTCTAAGTTATGTAAGTCAGACAATTCCACAAGAATTTTGTGATATAAAAATTTTCTCGTCCATCCGAACCGGTCACAGATAATTTTGAGTTTCCAGTTATTTTTATTAAACCATTTACCACTCTCTATCTTTTTTACGATGCTCCAGTGTGAAAACGGGTCTTTCTCCGGAATTTCAGCCTGCGGATTTTTCAAAGCCTGTTCCATGTCGTGAAAGCGATTGATGTATTGAGCTGTGAAAGCCGTTCCCTTAACTCCGGTCAGCTTGTGGGCGATAAATTCGCATCCTTTCTTTGTAATGTCAAAGCAAGGTTGTGTTTTGTTTTGACTATTTTTATATGTGCTTTCTTTGAAAAAATCGGACAGCGCAATTTTGCGCTCTCCTTCAAGTTCCTCATTTGCTTTTGATATTTGGTTACAATATCTTCTGATATCTCTCATCAATTCTTTGTGGTTCTTCCCAACCATTTCCGAAACTTCCATACTGGTTAACGTCTGTTCTAATTGTTTCATCTGAATATCATTCATCAGCAAATCCCCCATTTATTCTTGAATGAAATAATTGTGTTCAAAATAAACTGCAAAAATTTTTCGTCCTGTATGCTCTGGATTTCTGTAATCAGCTGTTCTTTCATCTCGCACCGCCTTTCTTGTCAGATGCAAGGTTACTTGTAAAAATCCAGACACATCTTAAAAAGTGTTCGCTAAGTACATTCAGATTTTTGGTAATTGCTTCAATATACATTTCTCTCATAGATTTTTCCTCCCTTTCAATTTTTTCTTGAAAAGAGATACTCTCTATGATAAAATATTTCACAGAGAGTTATCTCGGTTTTAGGGCAGTTGCATGACCGTCAAATCATTTGCAACTGCTCTTTTTGTTTAACTGCTGATTTCTTCATCAACCTTGTTGTCAAGCCACTCTTTTTTAGTCATTCCTTTTTCAAAAAGTTTTTCTTCTAACTTTTCAAACTTCTCCCTGTCAAGCTCAACACTAAAATTTCTTGTCTTTTCTCTACGTTGTTTCATATAATCAGCTCTGCTCTTGGGTGCGATTTTAACCACCTCCTTGTTACGAGTTACATTATATAATGTTACATGTAACAAGTCAATACCTTTTTGAAAAATTTCCAAATCCACAAATCACTAGCTGATATTCAGTTGTCAATGTTCAAACAAACAGGGGCATTTCTGCCCCTGTCATTACATTTTGGAAACAAGCGTTGACAGCTTGCTTTTTGTCATTGTGCGCTCTTCCGGTGTCATGTCGGAGATAAGTTCCGCCATATCCTCCGAAAGCTCTTTCATGTATCTTTCAAGGTCATGCATCTTTGCATCCTTGTCTTCTGGCGTATTGCCTTTGTGAAGCTCTTTGCTTTCCATGTAGCTTCTGCGGCTCATGCCGCTTTTGCCCTCTCTGCGATCACGCATTCCACCATCTGATGCCATTTTAGGTTCTGTGTAATACATTCTGCCAGAGTGACGATCCATATCACGGTCTTGTTCCATTTCCCGGTACATTTCTGGTGTCATGTGCCAGTACGGAGGTTCGTCATATCCTCTCCGCGTTCCTCTTCCCTTTGGCGCAAATCTGCCGTCTGCATACCGGTAACGATCATAATACCGTCTGCCGTCTCCGTAACGCTCAAACATATCAAGAACCTGCTCTGGTTCTGCTTCGTCCATTGATTTTGTAAGCGTCCGGTAATACATGGCTTCCGCAAGGTCTTTAAGCATGTCCGTGACTTTTCCCATCTCTTCTGTATCTACACATTCGATACCTTTTGCAAACTCACACTCTGCGCTTTCAGACAGTTTTTCGATCATTTCGTGCATTCTCTTAATATCCATAAAACCGCCCTCCTTACGCTTCCCGGACTGCAATTAAATTGCTGTTCTGAACTTCGATTGACTGCGTAGACGTATTCTGTACCGCTACCGTAACACAACAACCGCGAGGAACGTCCACATATGCCTGCGCCGAAACGTTAAAGAAGTTTTCAACTGCCGCCGGTGTAACAATCATTCGAGTTGACTGCAACGGTTCTCCGTCAATTGCAATAGCCAGTGAAATAGCTTCAACTGTGCCACCGGTAGGAATTTGAATGTTCCCGGAATAAGATACCAAAAATCTTGCCCGGCACTGATTTGTAAGTCCTCTTAATTTAACAATGCCACTTCCCTGTCTATGAACAATGCATTTTGTTGCGCATACCGGAGTTTCTGTAAATGCTACATCTTCTCCCTGCGCGACAGTTTGAATTGCAATTCCTGTAAATTCTGCCATAATTATTTACCTCTCTTTCAAAAATAAGGGCAAACATTATAGTCTGCCCTTTGTGTTTATAAGCAATACTGCACAGCAGACATAATCGAGTTAAACTCAATTAAGATACTCAATTATTCAATTTTGTGTAGCAGCTACTTTTAGCAGCTACATCCTGTGTTGCATCCACAGCCATACGCATAAGCGTTAGGATTTGGAACAACATATGCCGGGATTGCAGCCGGATTTACAGCGTTGATGATCTGCTGTGTCTGCGCTGACATTGCGGTAGTGAGCAATGCAGACTGGCGATCCTGTGATGCGGCTCTTCTTAAGTCATTATTTTCTGCCTGTAAGGAAGAAATCTTTTCCTGACACAGGTAATCAAGGATTGCCCTTGTTCCTGCCTGCTGGCTGTCGATAATGTCTCTGGTGTTGCTGTTCATGGTGTTCTGTAATGCGCAAGTGTTCTGTGCCATATTGTAGTTCACACCCTGGATAGCTTCCCTGGTCTCGCAGCAGCAATTAGCCAACTGGGACTGTAAAGCATTCTGCGCCTGCATAAGTGTCACGTTTGTGGTATTAAATCCCTGCTGTGTCTGGTAGCCAAGGTTGCAGATTGCATTGTCTACACCATGGAAACCGTTCATAACGGCGGTATTCTGTGCGTAAAATCCATCACAGAGACCATTTGTGATACCATCTAACTTTCCGATGATAGCCTGCGTGTCAAAACCACGCTGAATTGCAGAGTCGGTGTATGCAGATGCTGTCGCTCCCATACCTCCGTTTCCTCCCCAGCCATTGCCGCCAAAGCCGCCCCAGCCAAAGATCATAGCGAAGATAATGATAGCCCACCAGCCATCGCCGCCCCACATGCCATCATTGTTTCTTCCGTTTCCTGTCACTGCTGCAATATCAGCAAGACTAGGCATTGCATTTCCATTAAACATTTTGTTTACCTCCATCTGATCTATTTACAAATGGGATAACCGGTTATTTTGCGCGCACCCCAAAATGTACTAATGATTAAACATACTCATAACTTTCTGTTTTGCTTCATCTACCGTAATTCCTCTTTCTTTACAGAGATTCTCTGCCATTGTCTTAAGTCCACCTGTATCTCCGCTTTGATACATTTGCATGGCATTTTTTGCCATAGGATTGTTTTGAACCTGCGGAGAATTCATCATTTGATTTAACAATAATTGTGCCGGATTCATTCTGGATCACTCTCCTTTTTTACCTGTGAAGTTTTTCTTTGACTGCTTGGAATTTTATCTAATCGGTTTTCTATCTGTTCAATCTTCCCAAAAAGTTCATCAAACTTCTGCATAAATGCACCTGTGCACTCGTCTGATAGGTCAAATTTCAATTTTTCAGTATCATGCGATAAATTGCTAACAGTATCATGCGAAACTGGCTTAAAAACGATTGTGCGAATTGTGCCATCTGCGTTCCAACTTTTAGCGTATATTTCCGTCATATCCTGTTTTGGGAAAAATGCAACGCTGCCATCCATTGGCACATCATTGGCAGTGATGTTTTCTACCGCCGGAACTACTTTTCCATTTATGCCAAAAGTTTGAACCGGGATCTGCTGCTGAATTTGCTGCGGTGCCTGCATATAATTTTGTGTATTATCAATGCGTGGCTGATTCATATACGGATTGTATGCGTACTGCTGCCCGTATTGCTGCATCTGCTGATTATAAATCGGATTCTGGTATGCTCCGCTCATATTCATCCTGTTTGACCTCCTCTAAAACATCTTCTATTGCGTGTATGATAGACGACTGCGTTGACAAGTCCAAGGACTGTAACTCTTTTCTGGCAAAAATTTTTTCAAGAACTTCATCTGAAAACACCACCATCCCTCCCTTTGATTATATTTTTGCATAAAAAAAGGCGGCAAAACCGTCACGATTCCGACAGTTTGCCGTCAAAAAATACAAAAAAAAAGAACGCATTAAGCGTCCATACATCCGTTCGTGTTACCTTTAGTGTTACCTTTGATTTTGACCTTTAGAAAAGACACCATTCAAAAACTCCTTTCTTTCAGTAAAATCAAGGCTTCACAAGGTTTTCTTAAACAAAAATAAAGTAGCGGAAGGGAGATTCGAACTCGGTATAAATTCTCTCAAACCCGCATAAATACTGAATTTCTTTATCTCCAAAGGTGTTACCTCGTGTTACCTTTTACATTGATAATGCTTTTGCAATATATTCCTGCATTTCACTCTCTGTCTTGTTATTAAAATAGTAATGATCGAGAGTTGTTCTGATATCTGTATGCCCCATTTGTGTTTTTATTACCGATTCTGGAACATTTCCATCTATCAACTTTGTTGCATATGTCTTTCTTGCCTTGTGAATTGAACGTTCACCAATTCCTATTCTATCACATATCACATATAGCCGCCTTGTAAATGCCTGACCTTTTATTCGTTTACCGTTTTTCATAAAAATATATTGCCCAAATGGATTGAGCATTTTTATTTTTCTCATAAGTTCTTTGGTATCTGCGGTAATTATAACATCTCTAAACCCGGCATCACTTTTAGGAAAATTTTGAACATCAAATACATATTTGCCATTATCATCTCTATATCTTATTTCTGTCTTTGATATATGTATCTTATTTTCTCCGACATCAGACCATGAGAGGGTAGATATTTCCCCAACTCTCAATCCTGTTTTAAATGCCAAAATAATGCCAAGTTCTATCAATGTAGGCTCATTTTCCATTACAAATCGTTCAATTAAAAGTTCCTCATCCTTAGAAAATACCAATTCGCAGTCTGACTTATGGTTCTTTTTAAATGACTTTTCCGAAATTTCCAAATCACCCATAAAACTGGTTATGCTCAGGCTGGTATAATGTTTTTTCTTTGCATATTTGAAAATTCCGTTAATCAATATCCGCATATCAGAATAAGCTTTTTGCGTAAGTTCCAGTTTTGAAATAGCTGTTTTTATGAATGATTCCAATATTTCTTCATCAATGTACCGGATTTTTCTATTTGCAATCGGCAAATACTTATTTTCAAAAAATCTTTTAAAATTTGTCTCGTACTTGTCCTTTGTCTGTCTTGTTATTTCACCATATTCAAGTTTTTCAGAAATCCAATTAGAATATACCTGAATAACTGTAGGTTCATCCTCCTTAGCTTTATAAAACTTTACTATTTCATCTTCAATTGCTTTTTCAGATGTTCTCTTTACAAGTCTCTTTCCTCTCTTATTATCTTCATCTGGCAAATATGTGTAAAACTTTCCATCTTTTCCTTGCCAAATGCTGTAAGTGTGTTTTTCAATAAATTTTTTCCTTTCGTTCATTTCAATTTTTTTCTGAATGGTGTCTATGTTGATAATACCATTTTCGATGGCAATATTCAACAACTCACTATTTGAAAGATTTCCCGTTTAACTCACCTTCTAACTTTTTTACTTTCTGTTTAATATCAAAAATTCTTCTTTCCACTGTTCTTGTTGATACGCATAGTCTCATGGCTATTTCTTTTGAAATAAGTCCACGGGCAAGAAGATAAAATATTTCTTCTTCCTGCTCCGTGAAATTGGCGTTTTCAATAATTGTTTCAAGCTCTGGCTTAGTCAGTTTTGAAAACTTCATAAGCCATTCTCCTCTTATATTTTTTATTCTTCTCCCTGCCAGATCTTCGGTGTACCGTCCATCATTGCCACATATTTTCCGTAACTCATGCCGGCTTCTCTTGCTTTTCCTAAAACATTATCTAATGTACTGTTTCTACATGTTTTTACGCTTCTTTTTTCCCTATCTTTTCTTCTGCGGTATTCATTTCTGCAATCCTTCCCACAGGTAAGTGCTCTGACTGATATTGATTTGTATTCTTTTCCGCAGATCACGCACTTTTTTGTATATACCTTGCTATTGAGCATAATTACACGTTCTCCTTAATCATAACAATCCCTGATATCATCTACGTCTCATGCCAAAAAGCTGTCAAATACTTCTGCTACTCTCTCTATAAGGTCTCCATCATGTCCATTCTCTCTCATCTGCTCCGAGAAATCTTTCTGTGAGCACTGAAGTAAACCATTTTCCAACCTTGTCCATTCTTTTCTGTAAGTTATTCCATTCAATTCCAATGTTTCATTAATTCCGTTTTCTGTCAGTTCTACCGTATACTTCATGCAATTATTCCTCTCTTTCTGCATTATATTTCTTCCACGCAACAATTTTACTTCTATAAAAATACTCTGGATCTCCACTAAAGCACTTACCTCTTGTAACAGAATGTCCTTTGCACATAAGAGTGCCAACAAATTCACGCTGTGGCAAAAGTAGGTTGTCGTTTGCTGACAATAAGAAAACCTTTGTATCTAACGGACAACTGTCCATGTCATAATTCCAATCCATCTGTGCCCCTCTCTTTCCATATCATCTCCCACCTCCGCAGCATATACTATTACGGGAGGTGGTATGATGATCGCTTGGTTTTGTTATCTGGTTCTAAAATAAACTCATCTGGTTCTCGTCGTACTGATAAATGCGTCCAGTCATGATCCTCCCTAACTGACGCAATCTCTCCACCCGTGGTTTTTGCTTAAGATTTGCCATATAATTATTGTCCACTTCCGGCGGTATGGATAAATAACATTCCTCCGGTAATGACAACTGATTTTCTGTGCAGGCCTCGTGGATCTTTGACTGATAATAAATAATGTGATTTCGCACCAGATTCATGTTGCAGCCATCCGACCAGAACGGATCATTACACCCGTTCTGATTGATAACTTTCCAGTGTTCTATTTCTCTGCGGATGCACTGGCGGTACTCTTTCACTTTATCTTCTGCTGTCTGTATCATGGCAGCACCTCCACAAAATTTAAGGTTAGGCAAACCGAAGCTGTCCTGTCTGCTCTGCTTCTATCTGCATATTTGGCATACGTTCCGCTACGCACAGTTCCGAAAGATTTGCTCTGACCAGTGCCGCAGGTATCGGTGGGCATACTGCATTGCCACATCTGCGCACCTGTTCACTTCTTGGATACGTCTTTCCGGTGTAATCATGATCAATAATATAATCTTCCGGGAATCCCTGACATCCGTACAGTTCTCGTGGTTCCAACATCCGCAGCCCAATATCTACGATTTGATAATCGACACCCTCTATCGTAACCAATCCGAATCTATCCCTGGCTGTCACAGTATCAAGCGGCTGTTCTATATCCTGTCCTGTGGCATCTCCATAGTATTTAATCAAAAACGCTCTGACCTCTCCAAAGTGTCCATCACCGGCTGTGATCGTTGGTAATGGCTGTCTGATATCTTTTCCGTCGCAATGATTATTCATCTGAATCAGATTTGCTGTAACAACGCTGTTATGATCCCATGCGGTCACTGTCGGAAGCGGATTTTCTACTGTTTCCCCAGCACCCTTATATCCTCCGTCATAGTACTTATGCAGGAATGATGTGACCAGTCCATATCTATTTGAGCTGTCAACTGTCATGATCGGATCTTCTATAGTCTGTCCTCTTACTCCATCTTTTGAAGTTTCAGAATGGTACTGAATCAATGTAGGACTGATAAGGCAATGCTCGTTTTTGCTCACAATCGTTGTAAGCGGCTCTCTAACATCCTTGCTTCGGTCTTTTGTAAATCCAGTCTGCCCGATCTGCACCATATATGGCTCTACAATCCCATATCCGTGCTTTCCGGTGATAGTCGGCATCGGCTCTCGGATGTCGTTCGGTCTACGCTCACCGCCATGATTACACTGAATGATAAAAGGCTTTGGATTATTCAAAATGAATTTTATAAATCCTCTGGCTATCCTGTCCATCGTCTTTTGTGCCAGTGGTCTTACTGCCCGGATGCCGTATTTCTCCTTGATTTCTTCCGAAGTATCAAAGATGCTCGGACACGGTCGGCTGAAATCAATCTGTGTATATGCTCCAACATAAGGTTTTTTCAATCCTGCCTTTACCTCTTCACTGTCTGCCGGTGCGTGTGTCGGCTCTGGCCAGACGATCGGCTTGCCGTCACACCGGGCGATCATGAAAAATCTCTTTCGCATGGTAGGTGCTCCGTAATCTGCCGCTACCAACTCCTTGAACTGCACCTCATATCCTAGATCTGTAAGCTGCTGTACAAATTTCTCAAAAGTCCTGCCCTGTTTACTCTTGATCGGATGATGCCGCCTGTTTAATGGTCCCCATGTCTTAAATTCCTCTACATTCTCAAGCATGATAACCCTTGGTCTTACAAGTCCCGCCCATCTTAAGGCTACCCATGCAAGGCCTCTGATGTTTTTATCTTTTGGTTTTCCACCCTTTGCCTTGCTGAAATGCTTACAGTCTGGCGAGAACCAGGCAAGTGCTACTGGATGTCCTTTACAGGCTTTTACAGGATCAACCGCCCACACGTTTTCACAGTAGTGCTCTGTGTTTGGATGATTCGCCTTGTGCATCTTGATAGCCTCTGGATCGTGATTGATTGCAATATCAACGCTGTATCCAGTTGCCAGTTCAATCCCGGTTGAAGCTCCACCCCCGCCGGCAAAATTGTCAACTATCAATTCTCCGTTAATCATGGCATCACCTCCGGCATAAAATCAGATAATCGCATTTGTGCCATTTCTGCATCTAATCTCTTTTTGGACAAATCATAATAATGCTTGTCCAGTTCAAAGCCAACATATGGATGGTTGGTTCTGTAGCAGGCTATCAAACTACTAGCACTTCCTACATGTGTGTCAAGGATAATGTCTCCGGGCTTTGCATAGCTATTCAGAAGCCATTCATATAGTGCCACTGGTTTTTGTGTAGGATGAATACGGTTTTCTTTGTGTTTCATATTTTGCTGAAGCATTCCGTGCCACCTATATTTAATCTTCCTTACTGCAGTACTGAACGAAGTCCATGCAAGTTCACAATCAGCAAAATCATTATTTCCATTATCTTTATCCCAAACAATCCAACAACTACTATTAAACGGCATTTTGCTTATAAAATGATTTGCTCCCCAAATAATCTGATTTTTTGACACTCTAAACAGTTCATTGAAATATTTTTCGTTTGGTGGTTTTATATCCATTCCGCTAAAACTCTTGTAATCTTTTGCTTTTGCTAGGTTACTTCTTGTATGGTTTTTATCTCCATTTTCTCCAATCCCATACGGTGGATCTACAATCGCAAGGTCAAAGTAACCATCCGGGAACTCTTTCATCCCATCCATACAATCCATGTTGTAATATCCAAAATCCATTACGGCATCACCTCCGGAAATCCTCGATTTGCATCTGTCCTTCCAGATCATCCGCAGACTTTTCATCCTCTTCGCAAGCGGATATCATTTCTGCATCCATATCCGATTCTTTTCCAATGTCAATAAGGATCAAAGGCTGCCCTTGGTCTGTCACCCATATTACATTTTCCAACTTGTACAGTTTTCTTTTTCTTGGATTCGCGCAGATAATACTCACCGGTGCATCATCCGGAAAGCTGTTTACATATTCTTTTAATTCACTATTCTTCATTTTCTTTTGAAAGGAACCCGGCGCGCCTTTTATCCGGATAGGTTCCGGCTCCTTTCAATTTAGTTTAAAATTTCATCTAAGCAGGCATTCCAGCCTTCATCTTTCGTTTTCAGATTAACTGTTCCCCAGTCATCGTTTTCGTAGATAATCGTATCTTTCTTCTCCGGCAACTCCCGGAGCGGACACCAATCCGGTCTCCATGATTTTTCATGTTTCGGATTGTATTCTTCTAATCCGTCTTATTACTTCGATAAAACTTGTCAGTCGCATCAAACATTGCATTTCTAGCATCTTCAAAACCTTTTACATATGCTCTCATTTCTGTGAGGTTCATAGCTTCATCCGGTTGTATCATTGTTTCGTCAAAACTATTTAAAATTGCTTCTTTATCTTCTCTTGTCACTTTACTCCACCGCCTTTCACAATCTCGATTGCATGCTCATAACTTCTTGCTTTCTCTTTTCCCAAATTCCTGTTGTATGCATTCTCCCAAAACTTTCTCTCATTTTCCAACTGCTCCACAATCTTGTCCGGGTCGTAGGCGGTCGGCTGCGCATTAAAAGTATCATGTATGATATCACCTATGGTAACGTATGTATCTATTGCTTCTCCGTCTGATCCATCCCCCATGATGGAACTTAAATTATTTGCTAAATCCTCATACAATTCGTCCGCATCAATCAGTCTCATCGTTTGCCCTCCTGTCTAATAATTCGCCTGAACTACTTTTACTATTTCCCAAAAGCAAGCATATATCTCTTCGTAACTGTTTTCCCCAGCAATAAGCTGTTGATCAACGATCTCCTGTACCTCTCTTCTTACAGTCATCGCTTTCTGGCATTCTTCCACTGTTCCGATCGTGCGGTACTGTTTTAACTCTTCCAAGGCCTTGATGATCGTATTTCCAATATCCGACCCCGGAAGGATTCCCAACATATCATTTTTTCTTTTTGAGCTTTTAAAATATTCAAGTACTTCATTCTCTGCCATTCCTACACCTCCAACAGTTCCGGGTTATCAATCATGTTGCCGATCACTTCAAAATTCTCTGAATCAAAATCATCCAGTTCCTCGTAGTCATCACAGCGCAGCTCATTCGTACACCATCCGTTTTCATGCCACACGACACGCTTTCTCGTCTCATCTTCTGGAAACCCAACGTCGATATGCCCTGAAAGAATATCATTCTCAAAAATCAGCTTACCGTTCTTATCAGGTATTGCGGTGCACTGGCAGATGGTAGATGCATCTACAACACAACGACAGAAGAAATCCAAACTATCCTTTGCGTAGAAATAATAACTTTCGTTGCCCTTTTCCGTGCAAAATGGGTATGACAGATATCCTTCCACCCACTCTCCATTATCAATCCGCTTTCCACGGGATAAAAATCTATCCTGCATCATTTTCCTCCATTTCTACTTTTACCGCCTTACTATAAAATGTCTTTGTACACATTCCGCACTCCCTTGCCGCGTCCTCTATTGTGATGTGTCCGGCTCTCCAATTCCTACGCATCTGGTCAAAATTCTCCGGCAATGGAATTGATGGTCTGCCAAATTTCACACCTCTGGCTTTTGCTGCCGCAATTCCCTCTGCCTGTCTCTGCCGGATATTGGTTCTCTCGTTCTCTGCCACAAAGGAAAGCACCTGCAGCACAATGTCACTTAGGAATGTACCCATAAGGTCTTTCCCCCGCCTCGTGTCAAGTAGCGGCATGTCCAACACCACAATATCAGCTTCACGAAAACGTGTGATTCGGCGCCATTCCTGTATAATTTCATCATAGTTTCTTCCCATCCGGTCAATACTTTTTATGTACAGTACATCTCCTTTTTTCAGTTTGCGATAAAGAATTTTATATTTCGGGCGGTTAAAATCCTTACCCGACTGTTTATCCATATAGATATTTTTGTCCTCTATGCCCTGTTTATGTAATGCATCAAGTTGTCTGGCTTCGTTCTGCTCTTTGGAAGAAACTCTGATATAGCCATATTCCATTGTTATCCCTCGCTTTCTGCCAGCTTGGCATGCTCCCATATTATTGTAGATCCATTAGTGGTGCTCCATGATGTTTTGCCATCGCTCCACGCATACACATAATTGTTCTCGAATTTAGCAAAATGTTTTTTCTCCCATTCGTCGCTGCTGCGGCATCTAACATAAATCGGTGTGTCAACAGGAACTTTACTCCAATCAACAGGTGGCTTGCCATATTCGTTATCAGCCCAATCCCTTAATTTTTTTGTACAATCGTTACAACCATAAAAATCACAATCAATGCATTTTCCACATGATTTCGGTTTTCCATGAACGATAGCTACTTTATATCCATCACAGGCAATTTCTGCGATCTCCTTGGCATACTTCTCTTTATTCAGTATCTTTTTTCTCCTTCCCATACCGCAACTGATACGGTACTTCTCTGAATCTTTTCAACGCATCCTGGTCCGGGTGCTTTGTCGGCATTGACAAGTTATTATTCATTTTTCCGATAATTGTGCGGCGTTTCTTACCTTCTTTCCACATTTATATCTCCCCATGTCTCTTTCCGATTCTGTTCACAAGCTGTTCTGACCTCATATAAGCCTTATCCAACAGTTCTAAATATTCATCAAAGGAAATCTGTGCCTTTTCAGATAACTCCCTCGGATAACGCTCTAACAAAGCCTTGACGCACTGTTTCATGTCTCCAAAATATCCGATTGTTCGAACGCTTTCTTTTTCATTGCCGTCCTTATCCTGTCCGGCATATCTCTGTCTCAGGGTGTGATTCAGAGAATCAATCTCCACAAAATATCCATCCTGCAGTTCCACAACTAACTTGTCCATCAACCATTCCTCCTATATTTCATACGTCTTTCCGATAAACCGCTTATCAATGTACTTACATTCCCATTCCAGTACACTTGCGATCCCCGTCATGGTTTCATATCCGGTAGCAAGGCAGTTAATCAAATATCTGATTCTCTCATAAACCTGTCTGATCTGATTTCCCGAAAATTTAAACTGTGTTTTAAGGCAGACACCCAACATAGCAAAATAATTAAATACCTGTGCCAGCAAAAACTTATTTGCCTGTATCATGCAGTTCGGTGCGATCTTTCTCTCTACCAGATAAAAGCTCTCACGATACGGAATCTTATTTGTTTCCTCTCTCACGTCGATCTTGCATTTATCTTTCAGATAAAAACAAAGTTCCTCGCCTGTCGTTCCATCCTTTGCATTCTCCACATATGCATCAATGGTCTGCTCAACCTTTATGATTCTTTTGTGTCCGAATCCGAACTTATCATGCAGTGCCTGATATGCCATCATACGGACGTTATAATAGGATTCCTCTATTAGATAATCCGCATTGCTTTGTGCCTTGGCGTGTCTCTGTATTCCGATCAGTTCACTCTTGGAATATCCAAGTGGCTGCATCCGCTTTTTCTTTCTTGCCAGTGCATTACTCATTTGCTCTTCCATCTCCTCTCTACATCCTCAAAATGGCTAAATACAAGACTTTGAACATATTTTGATATATTTGTCCGTGCATATTTTTTAATTAGCATTTCCCCTGCTTCCATCATTCCTTGGAACCACTCATCTTCGTTATCAGCTTCATAAAACTGCTGCCGGAATTTATAATAGTCATTAAAAAACTGCCATTCTTCGGAACCTTTTTCAAATTTCTTACTTGCCATAATCATTCACCTTTTAATCAAATGGTGTGCTGCCACATACTTCTCGGAAACCGTCTTTCTGTTGCATCCGTGCTTGAATCTGTTCAATGGTTTCGGTTCGCTCAATGAATCTCATGTGATCGCCGTCAAATTGGAGAACTTCTTTTAAATGTGTTCCCTGCCTTTGCTTTTCAATTTTCCATCCCTTATATTGACCATCCTCATCAAGATTCCATAACAAGATAATGTTTGATGCATCCTGCTCAACGTCTCCGGATTCTCTCAATTCTGCCATAGTTGGCTCTTTTGTTTCTCTCATCTCTGATATTCGATTAAGCTGAGACAGCACGATAATTGGCACATGCAGTTCCATAGCCAAGGCTTTGATAGCTTTTGAAATATCTCCGACCTCGGATGCACGGTTACCGAATCTTCGATCAGCCTTGATTAACTGCAAGTAGTCAATCACGATCACATCATATCTTTGGTGCCTGCATTCTGCCCGAATTTCACTTACCGACTTCGCGCCGGTTGAAATAGTGATGCTATACCCGGAAAGTGTTTCATTCGCCTTGTCGAATGCTTCTTTCTCCCCACCAAGAAAAGCCTTTGCCCGGCGAACCCTTGTTAGACCGATTTCAGACATTCGAGAAACGAAACGCTCATACACCTGTGATTCGTTCATTTCAAGGTTATAGTAGCCAATGTTGTAATCCTTTTCTGCCATCTGCCCGATCATTTGCGTAACGATTGCAGATTTTCCAACTCCCGGTCTTGCGCCAATTACAGTAACGTCTCCGCCTTCCAAGCCGCCAAGGCAATCATCCGTTCGATAAAATCCAGTTTTTATCAATCCCTCGCCTACATGCTCATTGAAATAATTCCCTTTATTTTCTGCAACAATCTGCTTCATAGTTTTTGAGTGAACGGTTTTGTTTTCTTGGATTTCTTCGAGTTTCGTGAGAACTTCAGCTATAGAATTGTCAATATCACACGGTCTAAGGCTCACTCCTTGAAAAATTTTTTTTGTTTCTCTTGCTCGCCAATCTTTAACAACTGCATCCGCATAACTTTTTATTGCCGTTGAGACTGGGGTGACAGAAATGCATTCTTTCAATTCGCTTGCAATTATTTCCGGCTCCCATTTGTGGTTTTCAAGTGTCTGAGACAGTGAAACGACATTAATGTTTTCTCCACGATCATACATGGCAAGCATTTCAGCAAAAGTATCTTGGCAAAATTCCGTACTAAACATTTCCGGCTTTAATTTGTTATAAACCTTGTACATGGAATCATTGTCAATCAATACACATCCGATCACTCCAATTTCTGCTTCTGTCAACTGCTCTCACCTCGCTTTCGTTTCTCAACTTGACGAATCCAGTAATCGCAATCCTCTTTCAGCCAATCACCATATTTCGGAATATAACGATAATTTGTATCATCCGGATTCTTCTCTATATAGTCAGTAACATATGCCACTGTAGCCTCATATATCAGCTTTGCAACGGCTTTCCTGTTCGGCTCGATAACTTCTAAAAGCTTGTCCATCCATGCTACCTTGGCAGACGTTAACGACGTTTTCTTTGGATATGCATTGATCGTGTATTCCCATCCCCATTCCGCGTCAAAGTCCAAATCAGATGCAGGCACGCTTTCTTTTGTATTTTCTTTCTCTATATCTATATCTATATCTTTCTCTATATCTATCTCTACATTGCAATTTTGTTGCAAAATGTTGCACTCCGTTGCTCCACTGTTGCATTGCAACGCTTTTTGTGCATTTTCCCTAGATTTACGACTTCTTCTGGTACTTGCAGTCTCACTTCCTAGGTTATCTTGCACAAATGGCAACTTGTACTCAATGGAATCTGATGTTTCAAGCAATCCGCAGGAAAGAAGATACTGAATCGTTACTTGAACATTGATTTCGTCCTCGTCAATATCAAGGGCGATCTCTTTGTAAAATTCATCTTCCAATCCGGAATATTCCAGATAGCCACCTTTTTTCAACGACAACAACTGCATCTTAAGATAGATGATCGTATATGTATCGCCACCAGCCATCTTTCGGAGTTTTTTGATTCGTTTGCTATCAAAGAAATCATCCATCAGTTTAAGCCAGTAATACCGCTTATTCTCCGCCATTTTCACTACCTCCAAGCAATTCAATAACCTTTGCCCCAGCATCTTCCGGGCGACAAAATACGAACTCAACGCCATACTTAAGTTGCATTGTCAACATAGCTTTTGCCAATACCTTGCCAGATGTCGGCTTTGTTTTCGGTAGCGATACATTCAGCAATTTTCCAAGTGTGTGCATATATGCAATATTGTTATACCGGTCCACTCGAGGATTATGCCATGTAAATACATCATTGACGGAATACACCTTGTCTGTATTTTCAATAAGCACATATAGCTTAATTCCGTTGTTCTGCGCCAAAATACACTCGTCACGGAATCTCGGATGTGCTTTTCCACAGAGATTCCCTACAATTTCCTGCATGTCCTTTTTCGTGTCAACGGAAACATCATATGTGCCAAGAAAATCCATCTTTTTAAGTTCCATTTTTCTAGCTGATTTTCTATGGATAACATCCGCCACCTTGTCTGTGGCAATTATGTAATCTCCAACCGGCAATGGTGCACGCAAGACTTCCATATCGTGGCTTTTGAAATATCTATTCTTAAGGATATGCAAGCCCTCTTTCTGTCCTTTATCCTCAATTATTAACACGTATTCTCCTTTCTGGCGGTCACTTTCAGCAACCGCCAAAGGTATCTCATGGCTTTCAATTTAGTTTTGTGATATATTAAATTCCATACCAAAGTCAGATACCGCATAAACTGGTTTCTTTTATGCTTTCACATTGGTGTTTCAACCTATCAAAACGGGCAAAGGTTCATATCAACCTCTAATCCACGTTCTGCAACGTAAACATCTGCCCCATATTTAACTGTTTCTTCTGTCTTTTGTTTGAATAATGCCGAATCTGCTGATTTATCTGATAAGTGAATTAGAACGACATTTCGCAATGCCGGATTATCGTTAGTAGAAATAAAGTCAAGTGCCGTTGGTAAGCTCATATGACCTCTTAATCTGTGTTCGCAATTTGGCTCTTCTCGGTTCACAAACTGCATATCATAGTTGGCTTCCACCATGATGTGATTAACACCATTAAATCTCCATCTGACGTATTCCGTGTCTGTTGCATACACAAGGCTTCCCATCTCTGGATGCGTAATGTAAAACCCAACGCACGGGCACTCTGAACCGTCTCCGTTGTTATGTAGCCATCTTCCAGATTTATCACGATTTTCAAATGCTCTTATGTCAAAATTTCCTTTTCTAAAACGCATTTCAGAATCTTTTATCGGCGGTCTGCATGGTTCAAAAACAGGAATGCCAGCTTGCACATATTGTAAGCTATAAAGACTATGGTCAGTATGGAAATGGGTAGTAATCACAGCCTTAATTTTCATCACATTGAAATCCAGTGCTTTCTTGACTTCCATAAAAGGCAACCCGGCTTCGATTATCAAAGCTTCCTTGTCATTCTCCAGCATGTAGCAATTACCGGATGAACCAGAACCTAAAACTTTAAGTCTCATTAAAGAACTCACTCCTCACATCAATAATCTGTCTCGTCTGTCCCAACAATGTCCTATTGTGCTTTGCTCTCTGCTCATTGTCGCAAATGAACTGTTTGCAGATTTCCGGTCGTACCGGATAGATTCTGCATTTCTCACAACTCTTATCCGTATCAAGAAAAGGGCATGTCATATCATACGTTCTATTCGCAGTGGGAAGAAGATGTTTGCACTCTTTGATATGGTTCTTACGGATATATCTGTGAATTGCATCTACTTCCTTTCTGCTCATTGGTAAAAGATTGGAACAGCAGTTACCGCATTGGCTACATTTCCCATCTCTGCAAAAGTTGTAAATGTTATCTTCCATTCCTTTCTGTACGGATTCTAAAAATGATATAACTTCCATATGCTACTCCAATCCTTCATCCGCCGGAAACTCAAATACTCCACTCAAACCCATAGTAAGTTTTTCGTCAATTCCATCTGGCGGTGTCTGCCCCATCTTTACAAGATTATGGCACATATAAGCCATTCTTAATTCTTCCATGGCTTCTTTTGCTTTTTCTTCCGTGGAATATTTAGCAATTTCAACGTCCTCAGTAAGATGTTCCATTAAGTAAATGCTTTTATCATGTCTTGTAATTATTACCTGTTCATACGGCATATCAATCGTGCCGTCCTGGCTAATTACTCTCATATTTTTTCCTGCCTTTCTTCTTTGTTTTCCCCATGCCTTTAATAATTCTGGAAACCGTTCCCTGCGAAATTCCAAGTGCTTCGGATATTTCTCGTTGCTTTTTCCCTTCCACAAAAAACATAATAAAAATACGTTGTTCTCTCGGACTCAATTCCTCAAAAATCTGTTGAGCAAGCATGGAATTAACTGTATTTTCTTCATAATCATTACGATCTGCTATCATTTCAGCATAAGAAACGCTTTCGCCATTTCCTATATCCACATTATCATCTAATGAAAATGCTGCATTTACTGATTTTTTACTTTTCCGGAATTCCATAAGCAGTTCATTTCTCACAATTGGAAAAGCATATGTAGAAAAACATCCTTTTGAAGCATCAAAGGTGTTAATAGCCTTTAGAAGTCCAATGGAACCAATCTGAAACATATCTTCATCAAACGCTGGAATGCCTAAACGTCGCATAACAAAAAAGACAATTCCGTAATTTGTAAGGATCATTTGCTCTTTGGCATACTCCGAACGGCAAGTAATCCATAGGTGCAATGCATCCTGCTTACTCAATTCAGATTTTGGAAAGTTCATTCTATCCTCCTACTTCATGAAGTCCGGCAAATCGTTGTCATTCTCAACAACTTCCGTCTCTACCTTTTCCGGTTTATCTGCCATCTTTGGCTCTTCAACAGTTTCTGCAACTTCCGGCTCAACAGGGAAATCCTCGGTATTTGCGTTTTCAGATATTTCATGCTTAACCTGTTCCTGTAAATCTTCCATCGGATATTCCTTGAAATCGTTGTCCTGCATTTCTTCTTTTGTATAAAGCCCCATCGTCAATTCCGGGCAATTCAGACTTGAGAAGAAAGATGCCGCTCTGTAACGAAGCATTAACTGTGGCATGGTTTTCCACTTACTACCGTTCTTACCAAGCCAACCCTCATCTTTTGCCATATCCATATTTACTTCCATGCCCTCAACCCTGCGACCATTTTTCATAGTCCAAGCCGTACATGAGAATGGCTTGCCGTTCTTGTCCTTTGCTTCGTCAAACTGCAATTCCATATCAAATTTTTCGGAATTATTGATTGCGGCAATCAGAAATTTACTGCTCCAACTCGGTCTGCCCTGAATAACATACAGATTCTGCATGACCATAAGTGGACTAACTCTTAACCGCTGTGCCTGTTCAATGGCAATCAGACAGTTCGCATCGTTCTTCTGGAATGTCTGCGGAACGATTGTGGAACTTGCCAGTGCCTTTGCCATCTGCATTGCCATGATGAAATTATCTGATGTTCCGAAAATTCCAAGACTGTAATCTGTAACTTTGTTGCTGTGCGCAACCTCTTTCTTTTCCTCTGCTACTGCTACTTCCTGTTTCTTTGCTTCTGCCATAATTATTTTTCCTCGCTTTCCATGATGATTTTTAATTTGTTTTCTGCTATTTCAAACTTTTCTTTTGCCGATTCAAGTTCCTTTTCTGCGACTTCTCTAAACTTTTCTTTTGCATAATCGTAATTCGGCTTTGTAAGGAAAATATTTTCATAATAGCCAGTAATTTTCCCTTCGTCCTCTTTTCTTATCAACTGGATAATATGTCTTTGGTTTTTCAATCACTTCCACTTCTGTGACGGAGATTCCGTCCGAATTAAGTCCATAAAAATAAAGTTTCACTGCTTTTCCTCGCTTTCCTCATATTTCTTCACAACCGCCACCTTATCAGCACCGTAGGTTTCCACCCATGCCATATCCACTGATTCATCTGTAACTGTCAGCTTTGCACCTTTGGCATTTACAACCGTATCACCGGCTTTTACGGAATCCTCGGTGCGGTATGTATAACTTCTGGTGCTGTTAGGAAATTTTGCTTTAATATAATGCATCATTAACCCTCCTTTTTCACATATCCATTTGACAAATTTTCAAGAATACGCAAAAGTCTTTCGTTTGTTCCTGAGACTTTTCTAAGTTTTTCTTCAAGGCAATATTTATTACTCATAAGTTCATCTACCTTTGTTCGCAAATCCGAGTTTTCAGCCTTCAATTTTTCAATATCATCCATGTACACGACCTCTCTTTCCTTTATTTCTCATATCTTTCTCGCAATACGGAAGAGAACAATGTCCGGCTCTTTCCCAGAACCCCTTACTTGCACTCTTCCAACGCTTGCACGACATACACCGTGCATCCGGCTGTGTGATGTTGTTGCTTGTCCCTACTCTTGACATTCTACACACCCTCCACTTTCAACTGTTTGTCCTCGGAAACGCTCAAAAGAATTAACTGCGCATCCATATCCGGCACATTGAACTCATTCAGCGATTCGGCGTTATCTACGAAAATCGGCACGCTCACACCGTATAACTCGCTAAGAGAACGGATAATATCAAGTCCGGCTACAATTCTATGACCGCTATTCAAAGTCGAATACGGCACTCCATTTACGGTGCACTCACAGCAATCTTTCATGCCGCCATTTAACTGCATTTCAAAGAGTTTGAAGTTTACTGTCTTAAAATGACTATTGATGGATTCAGAAACCTTATTCAGCTTGAAGCGGATGAACTCTTCCAGTAAGTAAAGCATCTGTTCCTGGTCCGCAACTTTTTGTCCGATTTCTTTCTGCTCGTCACGAAGCGTTTCGATACGATCATCAATCGCCACATTGTTAGCCGCCTGCGCAATAACCTTGTTCACCTCTTCAAGCTGACTCTGCAGATCGGCTTTCTCGGCTTTTAAATCAGTAACAACCTTGTCTGCGCCCTCGGATTCAACCTTTGCAATATCAGCAAGAATCTTGTCATGCTCTGTTTTCAGATTCACATACTCTTCATTCTGCGAATAATCAGCTTCTGCCGGGATCTCGGATAACTGCTTTGCATAATCATTCTGCTTTGCAAGTGCCTTGGATTCCTGCTCTTTGAGTGCCACAATGTCTTCCTGCAACTTGGCGTTTTCCTTTGTCAATCGCTCAATATCAGCCTTGCAAGCGTTGCCCTTGTCAATCAGACCTTTAAGTTTTGCGCCCTTTGCATCATCAAATGCTTTGCGTGCATCCTCTAACTGCTTGGTGGCACGTGCCTTGGCATCTGCATTTTTCTGCTCAAAATCAGCCTTAAGAGACTCAATCTTATCCTGCGGCAACTTCTGACCACATAAGGAACAAACCGTTGTAGATTCATCAAATTTCCACTTGGATTCGTCAAAGAGATATGGCATTTCATCAAATGCCTTGGAAAATTCTGCATTGTATTCAACACCAAGATTTTTCCGCTCTGCATCTGTATCGGAAATTGTCTTCTCATTTGCCTTGATCTGATTTTCCGCAGACTGAATCTGATTATGTAAGTCATTGAACTCTCGTGTTGCATCATCCTTGGCACTGTCAAGACCTCTACGTTTTGCGGAAAGTTCGTCATTCATGATCTGCATAATGCCGGACATATCAAATTGCAACTGCATTTCCTTACTTCTTAAATCGCCCAACGCGCTACCGGCATTCTCCATTTTCTTGCCACATTCAGCGATTCTTCTTACCAGATCCACCTTTGCAAGCTCCTGTTCTGCCACATCCACATCAATCTTGGATTTTTCTGCTTCATCAATACGCACCGGAATTTCAGCCTGTTTCTTCTTCCACCCGGATAACGCTTTGGAAAACTTAGCACGGATATCATCTGTGGACGGTGCTTTCTCCAACTCGCCGAGTAATGGGGCATACTTAGCATCTGTCTGCGCCAGTTCAACATCCGATACATCCGTTGCGAGGCGCATCAGAATATCGCGCTGATCTTTCCATTTCAAAGAAGAGAAATACTGCGGATTGGTCAGCATCTTAAACATATCCTCGCTCTGCGCAAGACCGGAAACATAAGCTTTGAAATCAGCTTCACTCTTTGGATAACCGTCAATTTCAAATGAATTGACATTTCCCTGCAAAGTCACGGTATCGGTGCCACGCTTCTTTACCCAGTTCTGCTTCTGAATCTTTGAAAGTTCCATTTCCTTGCCATCTACATCCAGAACCGCTACAACCTTAATCTCCACGTTATCAATGCGGTTGCCGTCCTTATCCAGTGGTCGGACATTGAACTTTTCCTCTCCGGCACTGTTCTTATTAAACAGAAGCCATGTAAACGCATCAAAGATAGTTGTTTTTCCTACGGCATTCTGCCCGCTGATCTTCGTTTTGCCCGAGAAAGTCACGTCAAGGCTCTTAATTCCCTTGAAATTCTCCATATGTAATGATCTAATTTTCAGTTTCATTTTCCTTCTCCTTCCACTCTTTATATTTTTTAAGTGCCTCTTCAAAGCATGCTTCATCGTCAACATATCCAAGAGCTGACTCTATAATTTTTGAATCAATAGTTGTTCCTTTTTTTCCCATCAGCTCAATGTCTCTTTGGTGCTCATTTGCAATAATGGCACATGCTGTATGAACTTTCGTCCTGCATGCAACCAGATCTGCATATTCTTCAACGGAAATTGTAACGGTATTTTCTGCCATCTTAATTTTCCTCCTCTAATACATTGATTTTGCTTACAGACACCTCGTATGATGTTCTCTGTTCTTCTGTTCCATCTTCATATTTCTTAATATATCCGCGGCTCTGAATGCGTCCATTGATCTCAATATGAGTTCCTACTTCCAACTGACCAACAAATCTTGCATTTCTACCCCAAACAACACATGGGATATAATCTGATTTTCCGTAGGAACGATTGACTGCGATTAATAAATCTGCAATTTCTCTTCCAAGCGGAGTTTTCCTGTAAATCGGTTCTTTGCATACATATCCGTCAAGCTGGATTTTGTTCAAATCTGTATGCTCTCCCGGATTCGCTTTTTCAATTTCACAGACGAATACATATAATAACAGACGATTTCTCTTTTCCTCATGTTTGTTATAAGAACTATACACACCGGAAACATTAACGGCAGTGCCCGTGTATTTATCATTCAGATTGATTAATCTCTCTGAAATAATTAATGGGATAATATCAGCCGTCCCACTTAATCTATCCACTTTGAGGTGCATATTATAAAATCCCTCTCCAAACACCTCATGGTTAAATTCCGGCTCTGTGATAATCGTTCCTGTAAGTTCCACTTTATTGTTTTCTGCTCTCATATTTGAATTTCTCCTTTTCTTGTGCTAAAATAGGCGCAAATAGCTTATGCTATTGCTTGAACTGGAATCATTCAGCTTTGGTCGGTTCGGATGATTCCTTTTCTTTGCTGTAATCAGTGTCAAATGTGATATAGGTAATACCGTCATCGTCATCAGACTCACTTCTGTAATCGTAATCTACAATCTCTTCTGTATACTCCTGCCACTCCCCATCTATTTTTGTTCCTATATAAATAAGAAGTAATCCAATCAATACAGGTATAGCAGTGACCGGATACTCCGTTGCATCAATGCAGATGCAAAACAGAAAAACAACGGTGCCGATCATTTCAATTATCTTTGCTAACTTTTTCATAGGCATTTCCTCATGTAACAGAAAAAAGTTTTTTCATCCGATTCTTAGGACTTTTAATTTCGAACTTTTCTCCTGTTTCATCGTCGATCATGTATTTGCCGTCAGAATGCATTGTATGTGGCTTTACTCCCTGTTCTTCCATGAACTCAAGCAAGATATCTTTGCCACCTTGTAAAATATTCATCTGACTTACAACTTCCATCAAATAAACCATAAAATGTGTAATATCCCAGTTCTGATATTCCATAAGAAATTCCGACGCTTTATCTCCTATCAGTTTGTCCATACCGAATCTCTCAATGTAATTCATTGTATAGAAGTAATCTTTCCACTGGTATCTTTCTCCATCGAATGTCTTTTCGATAGGAAACATATTCATAAATTCTCTTGGTGTGAAAGCTCCTACCATATCGCATATCATTTCAATAAGTTGGAACTCGTTTTTTACAAAGTCCGGTTCGCTGCATTTTAATAACTTACAGCCAGACATTCCTTTTAGCTTTATCATTAAATACAGATCCTTTTTAAGTTCATCTGGATAAGCGCTTTTTGCTTCCTGTATTGTCATGTTTCCCCAAAAGCCTGCCATTTTGCATCTTCTGTCTAATGCTCGCACATAATTAATCCACTTAGGTTTAAAGTCGATCAGCTTTTTGCCGTCCATGACGTAAAAATTAAGCATCTTCATCATCCTTTCTCTCAATTAACGGTAAAACCCCGTTCTTCTTAAGCTTTTCATACAGGAACAATCTTCCTTTTTGCGTCCATTCCGTCTGCATAACCACATCAGACCGCCCATTCGACCTTGTAATATCAATAGTCTTACTGTGAACATATCCAAGCCCTTGATATTGCCTGTATAAAATCCACTGTTTTCCTACTTTGCGCTGAACTCCTAACTCTTTCAGCATCTTATTAAACGCTTTAGCAGATATTCCATAATCCTGTGCGATCTGTGTTACCAGTACTGTTGATTTACTGTTCAAAATCAAATCCACGTAGTTGACTTTTGGTTGCATTTCTAAAATGATGTTATTCATTTCAACAACTTCGGTTTCAAGTTCCTGTATCTGCTTGTCTTTCTGCTCAAGCATCTTGTGCGCTTCAATAACTGCAAGTGCCATAAGTTCTTCGCCGGTTGGAATAACTGTTTGCGTCTGGTTATAATAATTTTCTTCCAGTGCATCAAACTGTTCCCATGCCTTATCAGTCCCAAGCATTTTGCAATGACGGCTTGCACCTCGACGTGTCCAAAGATAAAGCTGATTCGCGTTTTTCCCAACAAGGGGAAAATCAGTTACCCTGTTCTTAAACTCCTTAAGATCTGCTCCTTTTAATAAGAAGAAATGTTCTCCCTCTTTAAAATGTGTTTTGTTGCTCTGAAAGTTCTTTTTTACGTTATCTGTTTCTGTTTCGTACACATCAGCCAACTGTGCGGTAGTGATAACTCTTTGTCCTTTCCACTCAATGACCGGCAATTCTTTTGTTCCAATATGTACTAATTCGTTCATTTGTCTCCTTTCCGGATTTTTTGCAATAAAAAATCCAACTACCGCTTGATAGTTGGAAAATACTGGTTGTCTCTATTTTGCTTTGTTGATACAATTAATGTACGGCGGCGGCCATCATGAAAGGAACTGTTATCATGAAAATCGTTAGTATACTTATCTCATTATTGGTATGGCGTGTTACCGGTTACGACTTCTTCATAATTCTAACCGTAACATCCATGACAATCGACCTATACAAAGGAATTAAAAAAGTACAAAAGAGATTAAATAAAATACTAAAGATGATGCGGAAAATAAAGCAATAATGTAACTCATTTCCTGCCGCCGTCGCATATTAATTGTATCAACTGATTTCCTGTGTTACAAACACATTTAATCTGCAAATTCCGACAAATTTCTCAACTATCAATATCTTGTTTTCTATTCTTCTGTTTTTGAGTTCCCAGTCTCTTCTACTGGCTGATTTTTTGAAACACTTGCTGAACCCTCAACCATGCCAAGAACGTAGCCTTTCTGAAAGTCGTTCATTTTCGGAATGGCTTCTTTGAGTTTTTCAACAACTTTCTTTTCCTGTTCGCTCACCGTATCACTCCTTTCTGCCGAACTTTTAATGTTGTTTTTGTTCGTTATGCGTATAATATATCACGCTTTCAGAACTATGTCAACATGTTTTTGTTCCGTTTGCGAACTTTTTCTATTTACAATTCTGTTTGCGTATGGTATAGTTCTATGTAGAAAGAGAGGTGAGATTATGAATGAGCGAATGAAAGAACTTCGCAAGGCTATGGGAAAAAGCCAAGAAGAATTTGGAAAGATTCTCGGAATAACCAAGTCTGGTGTCTCTGATATTGAATCAGGACGCAGAAACGTAACAGAACAACATATAATCATGTTACGAAATGAAAATGTCAATGAAGATTGGTTACGAACTGGAAACGGCGAAATGTTTATCCCAGAAACCAAAGACGAGCAGATTTCAAAGATGCTCGCAGACGTACTTAAATGTGAAGATTCAGATTTTAAAAAACGTTTGATCGTGGCGTTATCGAAAATGAATGATACCGGATGGAATGCATTGGAAAAATTCATTGATTCAATCACAAGTCAGAAGTAAAGAAAAGCCAAGGGCAATGCGCAAACCCTTGGCTTTCTTTTACTTTAATAGTTCTTTTATAAACGTTAAGATAGCTCTAAGCCACCTCTCATTATCGCAATGAGCGACCAATTCATAAATTTTTTCCTTGTAAAATTCGTTTACGTTTTCATTCTCAACCTCATTTTCCCCCATCTTATTCTCCTCCAATCATTCCGCACTTTCGATAGCGATACATAAATTATAGAACTTATGTTCGATATCGTCAACCCCATTTGACAAATTGCTACAAATTACAAACTCGTTTGTAGTTGAGGGACAAGAAAACGCCTTATCCCGCCCCTCAGCCAGAACTTGAAGTGCCCTTATCGGACAATTTTATTTTACAAATTTTCCCGCAAACATTCAATTTCTTTCGGTCGCAAGTTTCGACAGGTAAATTTCTTATTGTCACAGAATGTCGATTGATTAGTTTAAATTTTGTTAAAAAATTAATTACTGGTTGAAAATTATGCATCTGCCAGTTATCTGTGATGAATTTTAAGTGAATAATTTTCCTTTCTGCCCGTAGGCTTTATGCAAAAGAGCCGGCTACACAACACACGGTCATGTAATCGGCTCTTAGGCGCTTTGGATTATTCAGTTGTCTTTACTGCATAGCTTATCGCTGATCTCCTTAAGCGCAGCATCTAACTTTCTTCAATTTTCATTTTCCAGTTCCGCATCGTAGAACTCATTTTCTTCCAGAATATTAAATTCATAGTTTTCTGTCTGTCTCATCAGGCATCCACATCTTCTGTGTATACTTTCCCTGTGATCTGCTCATATTCCTCCGACGTGATCCATTTACCTACAGCATTATGTACACGGTTCTCATTCCACAGTCCTTTGTCATAGTAATTTTTTACTTTTTCATATTTCTTACTCATCCAGGCTCACCTCCATCTGCATTGCCATGTAATCAATATCTGCTCTCTGTTTATCAATGCTGTCTGTATTTTCTGCTGTTTGTGCAGCGTTTTCAGCCAGATTCTCCGATACAGCCGTTATTCGCTGTTCGGTATCATCTGCTTCTTTCGCCAGTACAACCGTTTTTATGTCTTTCTGTAAAATAATCTGCTCTAAGACTACATATCCAGGAATAACCGATGTCAACGCATCCTCGTCAGTGTAAATTTTTAACACTGCAAGTTCTTCCTTATCCGAAAAAGCGTCCTGCAGCTCCTCACAGGTTTGGTTGCCTGTAAATTCGACATTCAGTTTTCCATCAACATAATTGATGTTATTAATTGTTAAAGTATTTTTTGTTGTTTTTAATTTCATAACATATTTCTTCCTTTTACTAAATATTCTTGACCATAAGTGCTTTTACTCTGGCAAGTGTATTACTTTTCCTGGACGACGTATTATATAACAGTACTAATACAGTTACATTTGAACCTGATACTGTTACAGTTTGAATAGTGGTTAAAGTTTTTCCGGAATTGTTATTATAATCGCAAATTACAAATCCCGTAAATGAATAGCCTGTTGGAATTGTAATAATAATTGTATCTGTTCTGGTTGCTCCTGCTCCTAACTCAGCGGCAGTGCTTGCGGCACTGACTATTTGTAATTTGGGTTCATAATTACTCTTCATCTGAGCCGCCATGCTCCCTGATACATTCGGATTTGCCTGTCTTGCGTCAAGTGCATACCCTGCTACAGTTGTTGTGTTATTATTGATTACAGTTGGTATAGTTGGTTTATTGCTCAAATCATTATAACTGCCGCTAAAAGCAACTGCTTTCAGATCTGCAAACCACTTTGCGATTTTCCCGAACAAAATACTATGCTTTTCTCCGCTTTTGAGATTTTCTCTTGCGGATGCTGCTGTAAATGCTGTGGTATTCTCTGCTGTATCTCCCCCGGTTGACACTGCGCCAACATCTTTTGCCGTAAGCACTACATTTCCACGACGGAAAGAATCTTCATTTACACCTTTGATTCCGGTAACTGGAGTTCCGGCCAGCACGTCCCACTTTTCATCTGATGTTTTATAAATATTGGCACCTGCCGGAATTACATTCCCGGCTCCCTCTTTAAAATCATCCGTGGTTGTAAATTCGTCTGAAATATTGAACATCCACCCTGTGCTAACATCCGCAAGTGCCGGAAGATCTGCAAATGCAACTGTTCCGTGTGGCTGCAATCCACCTTTAAGTCCTTCTGATACATCTTTTGCCTGCTGATAGTAATACTTGGCATTGTCAGAATCCTCGCCCTCTCTGCTTCCTGTACCACCAACAGCATAACTCTGTGCCTTGGTTGCACTTTCTTCTGCAGATTCCGCCTTACCGATGATCTCCGCAGCCTTTTGAGTTGCAATATCTGCTTTTTCGGCTGCTGTATCAGCTGACTGACTGGCGGATGATGCTTTCTCCGTGGCTGTGGCGGATGATTCACTGGCGGATGTCTCACTGACTTTTGCGTTGCTTTCGGATGCCTCTGCCGCCGTAGCTGACTTCGCTGCCGCTGTCTCTGACGCTTTGGCATTGGTTTCGGATGTTTTTGCCGCTGTTTCACTGGCTTTTGCAGCATTCTCACTTGCTTTGGCGTTGGCTTCGGACTTTGCCGCTGCCTGCTGGCTTGACTCTGCCTTTGCCACTTCCACTTTGATTTTCGCAAGATAGTTTGGCTCCAAGTGTTTTTCCTCGATGCTACCCTCTTTGACGATGGCAGACACTTTTCCATCCTTATCAATATAAAAAGCTACCGTATCAGAATCAAGGAACTCATACTGTGTAATCAGTGCCGACAGGTCTATGTACTGTTTCGTGCCATCAATCAGAGTCAGGATAATCTGCTGTGTAGTCGGGTTATAATCGAAGTTGATTGCGATTTTCTCCATCTGTGTATCAATCGTAATCTTAGAACCGTTCTTTTTTGTGATCGTAATGATTCCGGTCGATTCCTCAAAGGTCACGTCTGCAACAAGAGTTGCTACCTCTGTCTTGGTTGCTTTTGTCGCATCCAGGGTAACTACATTGTCGTCAATAATGCCGATAGCACTATCCATTTTGTTGAGGTTTCGTTCGTTCAACGGAGTCTCATCGCTTGGGTAATTCTCCCAGTTGGTAGGTACGTGTGCTTTATTCATGTTCCTTGCCCTCCTTTTCCATGTCTTTCTCCATCTGTTCCCGTTCGGCAATCACATTTCTATTTGCTTCTGATTCGATCTGATGCAAAATATCTTTAAACACCAGATATTTAACCTCAACCGGAATACTTTCACAGGCATTTACATAATTAATAATGTCATTCTCAAACTCTCGGATTTCTGCGTTAATCATAAACTTTCCACCTTTTCTTTCAGATTTTCTATCTCTTCATGCTGTAACTGCACTGTGGCTACCAGATCTGCAATAAGTTCCGTATATTTCAGTCCGTAATACTTTTTCCCATTGCTGTCTGAAAACGTTTTTGGACAAATATTCCACCCTTTTTCCGCTTTTTTCAAAACATCCTGTGCAATAAATCCATGATGGAACCCATCTTTTTCGAAATTATAACGATACGATTTTGCTCTTAAAGAATAAATAAACTCAGATGATTGCTTTTTGCTTAAATCTAAAATTGTGTTTTTTATTCTTTTGTCAGATCCATTAATTACTCCACCTCTGAATCCACCTACTCCGGTATCTCCGTCTAAATGGATCATCATGTGGTCATTATCGTTTGCGCCTTTATGCAATGAAACCTGATTATATTGAACCGTACATTTATGAACAGGACTTTCAAGCGTCCCTTCCACTGTTCGAAATCCATCCGTTCCCATCTGTACAAGTGTTCCACTGCGTTTAAATTCAATAAGGTTTTCTACAGACTCTTCCGCTTGAATATGCATATATCCCCCGGTCATTTCCATAGAACCTTTTAATTCAAGCAGTTTTGCTTTAATTTTGATGCCCTCGGCTGACTGGTTGATTTCTGAAACAACACTATCTCTTGTAACTTTGCTTTCGATCCCCTTTGATGTCTGCGTAATCGCACTGGACATATTGGATGAAAGCTGCTTAAGCGTGGTTATCAATGTCCATTTATATTTACCGCTGTTAATTCCGCCATCCGGATCGCAGCCATACAATTTTCCACTATCCTGATCTAAAAAACTGCGTCCATTATATTTGGATGATGCAGGGTAAGTATCTTGGGGTTTTCCAAAACCATAATAATTAATATCATAGCCATCAATATTCCATGCCTTCAACGAAGCACTGACTTCTGACCGTATCTTAGTTGCAGTTACCTCTATCTTTCCGGACAAATCGCCCTCTGCTTCGCTTGCTCTCGTAACTTCCGCTGTAATCTTGTCCTCATTAATTTTAATAGCTGCTGCAAGTTCAACTTCCTGTCCCTGTGCCCTTTTAACTTCTGCTGTAATACTGCTCGCATTTTGCGTGATTCTCGATGATAAACCATCCGTTGTATTTTTAACTTCTGTGCGAATTTCGGTTGCGGTCTGCGTGATCTGTGACTGCAATCCCTTCTCAACATCAGTTATCGTGCTCTGTGTCTTTTCAATGGTTCGCTCCAACACATTGCTCTTGCCTTTGAGCTTTAAAATACTTTTCTGTATTCCGTTCGCCCCGTTTGTCCGGTACTCTTCCCCGTCCGCTTCCAGATCATCACGCAAGGCCTGTATGCCTTTCAAAGTTCTTTTCAAAATATAGGACTCGATCAGTTCATATCTGGTCGGCAACCGCACCGCATCCCCAACCTCAAGACACGGGTTTCCTTTGCAGTCTGCCGCAAACGGGCGGTAAACAATACCTCTAATCTTGGAAAGAACATTTTTTGCAATGCCCTTCAGTTCTTTTGTGCCTTTTCCATAGACAAGAAAATTATCCTCGATCACATAAGCATTGTCTCCAGTGCCCACGATCACGCCGATATCATTCTTCTGCTCCCGGATCTGCAGCTTATTGATCGTTTTAACAAGAAAATCTTCATACTCAGCCGTTATATATAAATCTTTTCCAATCCGGTTGCTTTTCGGATCTCTTGGAAATAAATCATCTGCCGGATAAAGATCGTTTCTCGGATAAAGTCCCTGTATATTCTGCTCCAGGTATATATAATGAAACTTTCCATCACGCCCCATGTGCCCCATACAGCCATTGATCTCACAAATACAGGACAACACTTCCTTGCCGCTCATAGATTCGCCTATGGTGCTCGATTCCTCTGTATCAGAACTTGTCTCGCTGGATGCCGTGACTGCAACTGTTTTTTCAATAGACATGCCGTCATTAACCAGTATAATGTCAGCCTGCTCAATCCCGAAGTGCTTAAAAAAACTGTCCCGGAATTGCTTCATTGTGACCGGATCATAAACTGTAACAGTCCTAGTTTTTCCATCTTTATCTTTCTGCTGCTCTTTATGGGATGGAAAGACAGTGTTATACCATGCTGCCACATCTGCATTTAAAATGTCATAAAGAGCATCATATGCGACAACATCACGGCACGTCCTGTCTGCCGTAGGCGTATCAGAATCAACCTTATATCGTCCGAACTGGAACGGGATATCTGCATGTCCACCAAGAGACATCCTTACTGTCATCCATCTGCCCTTCATTGGCAAAAATGTATTTGACACCGTGAATTTAATCATGGCGGCTTCACACGAACCAAACGTCAATTCCTGTTCTGAACACAAACTTTCGGTCAATTCGAATTTTTCTTGGTGTAGCTCTGTATTTGTGATATTGACTTTTCCGTCATCAGATACGATGGATAATTGCTTATCGACCGTATCTTTTTTGAACAAGTCGCCATATTTATAATTAACCACCGTACACACCCCCTATGAAAGCAAGCCGAACTGAATTGTAATGAATTATTCCATCATATGTTCCGTATATCGTAGGCTGAAAATCTGCCATATAGCCGTACTGCGTCACATAATCGTCATATTCCGGGATATACGCTGTGATATAGCATGCTCTCCCTGTCGCATTTGTGAACTGGCTTCTGATATTATTTAAAACCTCGTTGAAAGTCTTATTTGTCAGCATTGCCCGTGTCTCAAACTCCACTTTTAATGCCTTTAGCTCCACGGCATTTCTATGCAGATAGCCGTTGGCGTCTGTATAATCGTCCAAATCCTGCATGTTGACATATGGACTGTATGTTTCTGCTTTCATAAACGACATTGGCACTATGTAATTTCCAATCTTTAACAGCCATCCGCTGTATGCCATACGATCACCTCCGCTTACTTTTCTGAATCTATTGATATGGATGCCATTATTGTCGCTTAAAAATAAGATTTCCGTTTTTCCGTCCGGCAGAATATCCGCCACAACGCAATTATTCGGATTTCCTATTGGTGTGCGACTTTCCGGGCACTTACCCCAGTCTATTGGTTTATATTTTTTCATGGCTATTCTCCTGAAAATAGGTATAAAAATAGCACCTACCGTGTATGATAGGTGCTAAATAAATCAAAAAAGAAGCGCATCTCTGCGCTTCCTCTTATATTTTCTGTATTGTCGCATTTTCCACCAATAAGTAATTACCATCTTCCATTAGCGATAAATGATAATCTTCTTCAAAGTATTCATAGGTTAATTCCATTTCCTCTTCTTTAAAATCTTTATAGCTTTTGTAAAGAGTAACGCAACCTTTTTGACCGTTTTTTGCAGTAAAAACATAACCGCCCAATGGTAAATCTCTACCAACAAGATATCCTCCAGATGGATAAATCCCTTTTTCTTTGTCGTACATACATTCTTCTCCTTTAGTTTATTATTCTATTTATCTGCTCTTCCAGTAAAATATACCTCTGCATAATCGTATTTTCCATAACAATCAAGCTGCCCCGAAATAGTTTTCCCAGGTTTAATCTCATTGTCTGAATCTGTAATATATGTGCTGTTATAATTTACCACATTATTATTACTGTCAAAAAATATTGCATACACGCTTACAAAAAGTGCCGGATTTTCGCTGTTATTGGTCACGGATACAGTAACGTTTTCATCATTAAATGTCTGTTCAACGGATAAATCATTTACAACCGGTTTATAATATGGGTTTTCGTCATAATCTAATGTGTAATCCACCTTGTCAATTCCGGACACACTATCAAAATAGAAAACACCAATAGATGTTTCTCCTGCCCCCAATACATCAATGCTCATGTCGGCGGCTCCTATTGAATTCCCGCTTAAATCTTTGGCTGTAGCGTTTCCAGAAATTGCGACATCCGTGTTTGAATTATTTGTTACAATCAAAAAATCTAATGTGTCTCCTATTGTGTTTTCGTACAGATACTCTTTTACCAAAAAATCAGAATCAGAAACTTCTTCTCTTGTCGCTTCCTTGTTATCTACCGTACTAATAGAAGAAACTTTTTTATTTTGCTCGGTAGAATCAGCAACTGCATCGTTGTTTTCTCCGTTTCCGCCAAATATGGCAATCAACAGAATTACAACTATAACCACCGCAACAAACCACTTTGTTGCCCCACCCTGCTTTTTTCTGCAATTAGGGCAAATTTTTGCTTTAGCTGGAATCTCCGTCTGACAGTACTTGCATAATTTTGTTTCACTTTTTTCATTCATAGCTTTTCCTCCCACCACTTGTAATAAAATGATTCTACCACAAGCGGCGGTATTTGTCACTAGAAACTATATGCTTCTCTGCCCGTTCTATTAAAATATTCTCTTGCGTATTTTCTAGCACTTCTTCCTATCTGGTCTTGTGTCACACCAAATTCTTTTTCGAGGATTCCTTGCAATAACTGATTTTGCTGTTTAAGTAACGCAATTTCCTGCTGTGACGTACTGTATACAGCATCACGAATACCTGTGATCTCCTGCCCCCCAGCAACTGCTGTCTTTCCTCCAACTGTTCCAAGGATTTCCGGTACGCCGTTTTCTCCTGCCATAAACATGCTGTACTGTTTTGGAAAACCTCCTGCGGCGAACGTTGGGATTTTTCCAAGGTTAATATTGCCAGCTTGAATTATTTCTTTTCCACCAATATTTACAGAATCCCATGAAAAAGACAGTTTTGAATTAAGCCACGTTGCAAAATTATTCCATACCTGCTTAATTCCTGCAACAGCATTATCAAATGCCTGCTTCAATCCGTCAGAAATGCCACTGAATGTCCAATTATCTTTTGTAAAATACGGTTCTACATGATTTGTCCACCAAGAACCAATTCCAGATGTACTCCACCAGTTACTAAATTCGCCCCATTTTTCAGAAAGACCTTTTTTCATTCCGTCTCCCTGCTCATCCCATCTTTTTTTTGTAAACCATGGCTTCACATGATTTTCCCACCAATTATATATTCCGGTATTCTGCCACCAATCGGAAAACTCATCCCATTTAGCAGACAATCCCTCTTTTATTCCATTCCCTACTTCCATCCACTTTTTCTTTGTGAACCACGGGAAAATGTTCTCCTGAATGTAAGTTAAAGCTTCATTCCACTTTTCTTCTATTTTACCTTTTATTTCTCCTATTTCTGTCTGTATTGAAAGCTTTTTTTCTCCCCAATATTCTTTTACATCTTCCCACCATGAAGAAACATCCTCTAAAGTTGTTGTTAATTTATTGCGAACGGGTAGTTCTACATTCAATCCCCACCATTCTTTGACATTGTCTTTGAACTCGGAAATCTTCTCCTGTAAATTTGGAAGGACGACATCTGCTCGTAAATCTACATCATCTAATCCGTTTATATTCTTCCATTCATCTATCCACGCCTTTAGATCAAAGCTGTCAGGTACATTTAATTTATTAGGCATATTATCATTGAACTCATTTAATGCTTTTTGGAAATCATCTAATGATTTGTAATCTTCCTTTTTAGGCAGATTTTTGACAAATTCATCAACATTCATTCCATTTCCAATGCCTAATTTGTCCATCACAGTATCATGGCTCAAAACTCCACCGCCATATGCATTAATCCATTCAAACGGATTAAGAAGTTGTTTAAAACTTTCCTGAAGATATTGCAGAAAACCGCCTTTTTCATACGCTTTTTCTAAATTATTAGCATCTTTTTTTATGCTATCTTTTCCAACCGTAAAAGATAACGTTGCCACTACTACAGCAAGTGAAATAGGAATTGCATAAGAGAGCAATGATTTTACCGCCGTTGAACCAAAAGCGGCTGTGAATTTCGCTCCTATTAATTTTCCAATAGTCTCCTTGAGAAGTTTCCCTGTTAACAGTTTGCCTGCAAGTTTCAGAGCAAATGCTCCAAGAAGAATTTCAACTGTCTCAATATCAATGTTTGAAAGAAAATCTTTTACGCCTTTCCAAACATCAGACCACTTGATATTTTCTATCATGGTCTTAATCGTCTTGTAAACTCCCTGTACCCAAACATTTATATCTTCTGCAAGTGCCTTAAAATCAAATGTCTGGAAGAATTTATTTATTCCCTCTGCCAGTGATTTTCCAAGGTTTGACCAGTCAAATGTCTGGCCAAAGGAAAGTGTGGCATAAATCGCCGTATTCAGTGCCCCGGCAATCGTTTTTCCTACATTTCCAAACAGTCTCGGATTGATAAGACCATTAAGGAAATCTGCCAAGCCTTTGCCGAAATTTCTTGCCTTGGAATAAATCTTATCCCAGTTGATAGACTCCATAGCTTTTGATAAGGCATCACTGATGTATTTTCCAAGTTGTTTCAGATTTTTAATATCACTTTCGTAATTCTTGAAAATGGTATCAGTCTTGACAAGTTTACCGCCACTGGCACCGCCTGATGCGCCACCGCCGCCGGAACCGCCCGAACCTTTTTTGCCAGAACCATCATTTGTGGTAATCAGTTTCAATTCATCAAACTGACGGACACCCTTATTCATCTTGTCAATGTTCTTTGCCGCCTGTCCGGTACTGTCCGCAACATCATCTGCGCTTTCTGCCGCATCTGAAAAACTATCCGCAAGACCTGCACCGGAATCCTCATATTTCCATCCGAAGATTGCGCCTAAAGCGTTTGTAACCTTTGTAACAAAGCTGATAACAACCAGTAAAACGGAATTGAGTGCTTTTACGAATGGTTTGAAAGCATTGATTAATGCCCCACCAATAACACTGCCAAGCTGTTCGAACGACTGTTTTAAAATTCTGATCTGGTTCGCCCACGAATCAGCAGTACGCGCAAAGTCTCCCTGTGCTGTCTGCGTATTGGCAAGGACGTACTGATACCGGAGCATTGTCTTTTCAGCCTGTGACATAGACTCGATATCAGAATCTAATCCCTGTTTCATCGCCCACTCTTTAAGGGTTGCCTGTGTAAGATCAAGACCGTAATCTCTTAATGGACGTGTCTGTCCGGTAAATATTGCAGCTAAATCCTGCGACACAACATCCTGATCTATGTTATACAGAGATGCCATATCAGCAGTTAATTTTGTTAAATTCAAAGACACATCAGCCATGGAATCAGACAAACCAATATAGCCATCTGTCTGCTTATTCAAAAACTCATTAGCTTTCTTTATCAAACTACTGTCAATTCCCATGGCTGTTCCCATTGCTTGGAATCGGCTTGCCGTCTGTTTCAATGTCAGTTCTGACATACCGAACTGACGTATAGAGTCCTGTGCAAAGTCATTGACTTTTTTTGACATGTCACCAAAAGTAACATCAACAACGTTCTGAACCTCTGTTAATGCGGATGATATGTCGATTGCATTTTTTATTCCTCTTATCGCTCCGTACAGACCAAGATAAATCCCCATAGAGGACAAAATCTGTCTTGTGAATGACTTGAGTCCGATCAATGCTTTTCCTGTGGATGTCTTAAATCCAAGGAAAGAACCGGAAAGATTACTGATGCTGTTATTTAATCCAGTAATCGCACCGCCAGATCTGTTTGAAAGATTTCCAAGTGCCTGTGTCATTTGTAAAATATTTGCGCTTACATTTGGTGCTTTTGAGAGTGTCTCAAACAGATATTTAAGGTTGTCAGCAAGCAAAGGTATATTTGTTACTGCACGTCCGCTTGCAACGCTTCCAAGCCTTGATATGGCTGTTACAAGGTTGCTCATATTGGTCATATCAAAATTCAATGCACCTATCTTGTTCATCTGGCGTACAAAGTTTTGTAACTGCGCAGATAAAGCCGGCAGATTCTTTGTCGCCTGTGTAGATGCCTTGCCACCAATTTTTGACAGTGCCGACACCATGCTTGTGAGTCCGCTTGTATCAACAGCTTTAACACTTGCTATTCCAGATGCAAGATCTCTCACAGCAGAAGATATTCCGTGGATAGAATTTGCATCAACACCAGAAAATTTATTGAGTGCCCGCACCATTGATGTGATTTCCGAAGATTTACCACCTTTGAATCCGGTAGCCGCATCGGAAATGCTTCTGATTCCGCTTGCAATATTTGAAAGTTTTGCAGTGTCAAACGATATGCTTTCCCGGAGCCTATTCATGCTGTTTACAAGGCTTTCTATGGAATTACTTGCTTTTGCAGAGTCAGCTTTGATTTTTATTTGTAATTCATCAATGTCTGCCATATATGCACCAACTTTCTATGCAAAATAAAAAGACGGTAGGCTGTGACACCTTACCGTCCTTGATCTACTCTTTTAATTTTTCTCTTGTAACCGGTCCGCATTTCTTATCTACTGTAATTCCGACTTTTTTCTGGAATGTTCCAATACCGGTCGCCGTATCATTTCCAAGAATACCGTCCACATTACTGTTTCCCTTTTTATCTTTTTCATCCAGGCATCCGTGATAAATAAGCTCCGTCTGAAGCCATCTCACATCATCCCCTCTCATGCAAGGGAATTTTTTCTTTAAAATCCTTGCAGGTTCCGGGTATGGGTTTAAATGATCTTTTACATTTTTTCTAGGGTTTCCGCTTGTCACAATCGCTGTATGACCTTTTGTTTTTGTGACAAGAACATCTCCATTGTAAAGAACCATTCCTGCCGCATAACCTCCAATGTCATCAAACATGCCACTAGAAAGAAGTACAGATTTTTCATTTGCTGTGGTGAAATTTCCAACATCTTTTCCAGTTGCATGAATAATGCATGCACGTACCGTTGTGCCGCAATCTGCTTCTGTTTTTACTTTTGAATTAATACCATATTTGACAATTCCAAGCCGGTGTCCCTGACAGTAGCCAATATTATCATTATTGCACGCTGTAATCATTGATTCTGCCAGTTTATCCGCCATATCTTTTGTTTTTGGTCTTAACACATACCATCCTTTTTTATGAACATAAAAGTTTTGCATACTTACTTCTGTTCCGGTCTGATCTCCCGGTCTCCCACCGGTCAATTTCCCATTTTCATCATGTCTTGCAGATCCAATTCTCATATTTATACCTCCAAGTTCTTTTCTGGTTTTGGGTGGCTCAACTCATAGTTTGACTGCATGACTTTAAGTTTTGCCACAAATAGCTCTCTCTGTTTCTTTATTTCTTCTTCCGTCATTTCTGAATCATCTTTCCCTTGTTGCTCATTGATTGGTTTTTTAATATACTTTGATTTTGCTTTTCGTCCGGCAAGGCAATGTTCTACTGCCACCGATACCGCAGACAATCCGTATGTTCCAAACCACATCCACATCTCATTGTCTCTTTGCTTTTTATCTAAGTTGTAAGCATCCGCATAAGGCTGTAAATCAGCCGGGCAGGACGTGTCTATGTCACGCACGGTAAATCCATACCCTTTTGTAACTAAAAGCCAGAATGGGCGGATTTCCGCACAATATGTTCCCCATGTAAGTTCTCTCTGTTCTTCTACTTTTTCCTCGGAGTTTTCTTCTCCGCTTCTTTCTGATCTGCTTTGAGCAGTTTTGATAAAAAACCGTTTTCAAGCAGCTCCGCTAAAAGTGCATTGTAAAGTACCTGAACATCTGCATCTTCTCCGTCAAAGTAATCATCCAGCATGGCATATACTTTTCCAAGCTGCTGTTCCTTTTCTCCCTCGTTTTCCGAATCATATCCAAACTCTTCTTTATGGAACTTCTGTGCTCCAACAAGAATTAACTCCGGCAGGAATAAAAGAATTTTATCAATTGCTTCAATATCTGTAATCTGGTCTAATTCTGCTACCTTTTTGATAATCCCGCTTTTGACGGTTGCCTCATATCCAAACTTGATCTGTAATTCTTTCTCGCCAAATTTTAATTTTGTCATTTTCTTTCCCTTTCTCCCTCTCATATAGGGAAATGGCAGTCCGAAGACCGCCCTGTTCTTTTAAATTGTTTCTTCAAGCTCTGGCTCGGTTGTCTGGTTATCGTCAGCCGATCCAACCGAACTATTCGACTGACGTGTTATTCCCCCGGTGTAAAAGCTACAGCGGTGTCCATGCCCTTGTATTCTTCAATGGTAAGATTCATTTCAACCGTCAAAAGTTCGTTCTGACCAATCTCCGGCTGTGGAATCTGCTCTGGCGGCTGAGCCACAACAAAAAACGCTTCGGTAAATCCCGGGATAATCGTTTCAAACCACATTCTTTTCCCGCCGGCAAGCGCCTTATACGCCGTGATAAGTGCTTCCCACTCTTCCTTTGTGGCATCCGTAAGGTTTACCGTGATAGGGAAAGAGCCACCGGTATCTGCGCGACCCTTTACATATCTGGTAATAGCATCTTCTAATGCAGATGCGTCAATCTGTTCCGGCTCAATGTTAATACCGCCGATTGCGTTAATTCTTGTAAGCTGTTTAAACGATGTAGGCTTTGTTCCGGCTGTCGCTTCTGTGCCATAGCCAAACGTAATTCCTAACGTAGACAATCCTGCTTCTGCCATTTTTACCTCTCTTTCTACCGCTAAATAATGCGGTTATCGGGCGCATCTTTTTGCACCCGGTGCATAAAAAATAGAGCCTTTCGGCTCTTTTACATCAATCTGTCGTTGGCTCCGATTATCCGCCGGAACCTTGCAACGCTTCTAAATTTTTTTTCACTGTCATTTTTAAACTCCGGCATTGCTGTAATTTGAAATCGCATCTGTTTAAAGGCATCAGCTAAAATAGCCATAATCCCTTTTGCATCGCTCTGCTTTGTGTTTGTAATGACGTCAACCTGTATTGTTTCCTGCACCGCATTTACGGATGTGCCCTCTAAATCTGCCCCACGTTCAAGCCCCGGCATCTCATGGATGTAAATAGTCGGGAAAACAGGGTCTTTATCAAGGTTCTTTTCAACCGTTGTAAATGCAGTGTCAAAATTCATGCTTTTGTATTTTTTCTTGAGTTTTGGTTTGGCTATCGTTGCAACATTGGAGAAAATGTTTGTTTCAAGATCATATACCCACTGGTTGTCTGCCATTATCCAAACACCTCCTTCGCTGTCTGTGTAACAATCTGCCGCAACTCATTCGCGGTCAGATACATGAATGGTCGGCTTGGCATTCCCTCTGTAAACCACCAATCGCCATTGTCGTCCTGATAAAACCATCCATATCTTCCATCTGAAATCTGATGTATAGTTTTTCCACTTGCGTACTGCCACGAAACACCCTCCGGCAGTTTCCCATGATAAGGACTTTGCTGTCCCACAATTCCGGTTCCAAACTCAACAAATGCGGCATGGTCTGTACCGGCTATTACCGCCCATATCCCGCCGCCCTTAGTGCTTCCTTCGTATTCCACGTGAACACTTGAAATCAGTTCTGATGTGAATATTGCGTCAAGGTCAGCAATTTGTACTCTGGCAATCTCTACGCCCTTTTCCGCGAGTTTTTCTGCCAATAGCTGGCATTTATATGTCAAGCTGTTTTTATAGGCTCTAAGCTCTCGTATGGCGTTCTGAATAGACTTTTCAGACAGGCTCATTGTGATTACTTTCTTCCCCATGCCACACCTACTTCACATTTTTTTGTAACAAGAACAAATCAACCGTCAATCCCTCGTCTGCGACACCTTTTACGATGTAATCAGCCGAATTTTCGTCAACGATTGTATTCTCTTCATCTTTGTACCTTACATCTGACCGTTTCCATACCAAAGAACCGACGTTCAATGGAAGTTTCCCTTTGTCCTCGACAATTTGAACAAAGTTTGTGGAATTGTCAACGCCAAACTCTTTTATAAGTGCTTCACTCAACTTATTGCTGATTGAAGAATAAAAAACCACAGGCTTCTCGTAACCTGTGGTATACTCTCCGGTTGTTTTCGGTATTTTGTTTCCATCTTTATCGAGGTAATAAATTACATTACCATCAGAATCCGTGTACGAAGAATATTCGATGTTACCATCATCATCCGTCACATATACCGGCACCTTGCCGCTTTGCTGCGAATAACTCATTTTTTGCTTATTGATCTCAAGCATTTCACTTCACATCCTTGCCGAACCGTTTCCACAGCTCAGAAAGCTTTTCCCATCCATACATTGCGACAAACGCAACAATAAATCCTGCAATAATAGCTGCCAAGATCATATACCATAAAATTGATGTCTGGATGTACTGCATGTATGCCACAAACGCAGCGACCGTGATTCCGATAGAAAGAACAAATACCAAAATGTCCGTTGGAATCTTAGAAAATACGCCTACACCTTTGATTACCTGTGTTACCACAGACACAACAAATGCCAGCGCACCAATGATTGCCAGAATAATTGTCATATTTGCAATTACAGACTGTATAATATCCATGATTAAACCTCCTTTTCATCATTAAGACGGGTTTCTATCCCGTCAATTCTGTGATGCGCCGATTTCACACTTTCTTCAACCTTTATAATTCTGTTGTCGTGAGAATTTATTTCTTTTCTCATCTCCGAAACTTCATTCTTGATCTCGGTCGTGTTGTTTGAAATGGCATCCAACTTCATGTTAATGCGTGTGTTCTCCCTCACGCGTTCTTCAAGATCCGTGTTGTCTGTCCTTTTGTTGCTCTTCAAGCCCATAAAGACGGAAAAACCAAGCGACAGCACGCTTATAATGATTGCTGTTGATATTTCAATCGTCAAATCATATACCGCCTTTCATTTTTATGGCACACCGCCCACCACCGCTCAATGTGTGCCGCCTGCTACGTTTTGCCGACGTCGGCAAAACGTAACGCACAATTTTCTAAAAAACTGATAATTGCTTTGCAAAAAACAGATTCCTTTTCTACTCATGGCAGATAGGTCACAAAGATTTTACAAACGGGAATACCCCTACGAACAAGCTTTCCCTGTCTTTCCAGCTACGGCTTACGCCGTTTTCTGAATAACTTGCCATATATGCTTCTCCTGCCTGTGAATGGTCGTACACGGATAAATTGACGATTACATCCTCAAACTGTTTCAAGTCTTCGAATATTTTTTCATCCGTGTAGCTTTTCGGGTAATTCCGCTTGCTTACCACTTCATTTCTTGCCTGCTTGATAAGCTGTTCAATGTAAGGATTATCTTCTTTCTGGTCGAACACGACAACATCAGAAGTTACACCATCTTCATCCGTAACGGTTTCAATATGAAATTGTTTCAGTCTGATTTTGACCTGCTCTAATGTTGTATATTCGTCCATTCTTCCCTACCTATAATCCGAACTGCTCGATCAAAATGCGTTTCAGTTCCGCTCCACTGATTTCTTCTGCACCCTCGATCCCATGTTCAGCGGCAAGTGCCTGTAAATCAGCAGTGCTCATTCTGTTAATCTCTGTCTTGGTGTACTCGCCAGAAGATTTCTCTCCCGGAACAATGTCCGGGATTTCATCTCCTGCTTTATACCATCTTCCATTGCGCTTTACTGTATATTCAGCAATCATACCGCACCTCCTACGCAACTTTCATGACAACAACGCTGTCCATGCCCTCAAAAGTAGGCAATCCGATCATTGACACAATGCAATGCGTGTTGATCGGATGATTTGTTGCGTATGTATATACCGAAATGCCGGTTTCTACAATAGAAAGGTTTCCGTCTGTTAAACTTCCGCTTCTCTCTTCCGGTGTCTTTCCAAAGACATAATCTCCAAGGTACACGCCGGATGCCTGCGCTGAAATAACTCCTGTAGGAATAAAATATTTGGTAGCACCGTCTGCAGGGTCGATGTAAAGTTTGTCGTAAACTTCAATCTCGATGCCGTATCCTCTAAGATACTCTGTAACCTGCCCCTGCTGTAAGCGAATACCGCCATTGTAAGCAGTAATTCCAAGCACCTGTTTCTTTGTGTCCTCCGCCTTAAGGACCATTTCCCATGTTTCTGTATTCATGCTAAAGCGTGCAAGGGAATATCCTGTTTTCTTTGCAAACTCACGTTTAATCTCGATAAGGTCGTCAAGTGGCGTTGCTGTTTCGGATGCAGACCATTTATCGGTATCGCTTCCGGAGATATCCTTGTAATGGTCTCTCTTGTGCGCCACTCCATTGTCCGAAGTATAATCCACATAGTAGCTTTTTCCGCCAATTGTTACCTGTACTCTTGGAATACCATCAGATGGTGCTAATAACTGCCAAATCTGGCGTTCCGGCACTACTCTTGCTCCTTCAATAAGCATCATCGGTTTTTTGCTGATTTCTCTAAGCACCTGGTTTGCCATGTTGGAATTTTCTGCCGACTGGTAATTTGCATACTCCTGCTCTTCACGCTCTGTTACCATGTAAGATTCACGGTAGAACGGCATCTCTTTCTGAATATCCGAAAATCCACCGACATCTCTTAACTCTGCCTGCGCATCAAAATTGGATGCCTTTAAGGATACCGGAAGACCGTTTTTCCCTTTGATAAATCTAAGTTCAAGGCTGTCCTGTTTTCTGGTTCCAAATTTCTGTCTACCTAAGTAAGGTGCAGAACCAAGCGTTTTTTCATAATTATTCCACATAACCCCAAGACTTCTTGCGGTAAATGCTTCTGCTAATGGTAATGCCATTCTCTAATACCTCCATTTTTTAATCAAAAAAAGTAACACGCGGTGTTGCTGCTTTTGCAGTTGCTTCCACGGTCACTCCGTTCGCTGTTACCTTTGCGCTGTCAATAGAACCCTGATATACATAAGTTCCAGGCGCATCTCCCATTGTTACGTCAACATCTTCCAGAAGATACCCTTTGCAAGATTCGTCATTGCTTGGGAACGGTGTCCCTGCCTTTGCAATCTTCTTTCCGTTTGCATCGGCACTTGACACCATTGTCTGCGGAACGATACACGCCGCACCCTCATAAGGAAAGAATTTTAAAATTCCTTTACTCTGTGTAAAGTCTCTTTCAATCGGTTTTCCCATAATTTACCTCCTATAAAACATAATGGTCTTTGGCTTCTGCACTTTCTGCAGGTTTGCCAAAACTGATTTTTTCTGCGTTCTCTACGTCCGCAGTTTTTTTATTTTCTCCACCTGCAGTACCGCCGCCCGGATTTTCAGAATTATTTGCAATCTCCTGTTCCTTTGCCTGCGCTGCCGCGGTTTCCTTTTCGGCTGTAATCTTTCCAAGAGCGTCATAATCAAGGCTTCCATTATCCTTGACAACGGATTTTGCCTGCTCTGCATTGATTTTTAACTTTTCCATCAATGCTTCGCGCTGGTCTCTAATGGCGTTTTTCTTCTGCATATCTGCAATCTGCTGATTTGCTGTCTCTAACGCCTTGTTTGCTTTTTCAAGTTCCGTGAGGTTTCCTGCTTCCATTTCATCCAGCTTTTTCTGCAACTCATCTGCGCTGTCTGCCTTTGCCTTAAGCTCTGCTGCTTTTGCCTGTTCTCTCTGTACGGCACTGCCGTAATCAGCAATGATTTTCTCAACATTTTCCTCACTGATACCCATTGCAATTAACTCTTCTCTTTTCATTGATTACCTCCGATATGTCTTTACGAATTTTTGCGGTGCAACGACACCGAATGACACTGTTGATTTTTACGCTCACAACTTTGCGAATTTTTATAAAATAAAAACAGCCACCGATTACTCGGTAGCTGTCTTATTTTGCTGTTTATTTAATTGGTTTACAATTTCCTGTGCTTTTTGTTCCTGCTCTTCTGCATCATCAATGGTTTTCCACAACGCATCTATATATGGCTTAGACAAGAGGAATGTCTTTTCAGCATCTCCCCAAAGCCCCACCGTTTTAATGGCAATAAGAGGATGTATGCCGCACTCTAAAAGCTGATATAGTGTTTGCGACTTTGTATACATATTGTCTTGCGGGCTATGATTGATTTGCACATCAAAATCCCTCATTGACAATTTCAAATCCTTGTCCTTAACGCGTATTACATTTAAGACAACTTTTGCAAGTCTCTTCTCTGCCGATTTCACAATTGGGTCTTTTAATTTTGCTCTTGTCTTTGAAAAATCCCATCCAGCCCTTAATGATACTGCTCCTTGTGTATCTCCTCCAGAGTTTTGGGACTCTCTGTTTGGTATTGCTAATATTGCCAAGGCATTGTCCCACAAATCATCTTTTGCCACCTGACACTGGCTCTGATTTAGTTCCTGCGTCATAATCTCAACATCGGCTTTGTTATCCTTGTTATTGGACTTTACCGTCAAAGCATGGCTCATTTTCATCTCTTCAAACGTTTTTGGGTCGATTTCACAGTTCACAAACTTAACCCAGTACTGAACAAACTGCTCAATTCCATCCATTCTGTTTGACTGCATATTGTTTATGGCATCCAAAATACCTATGACAAGCTCACTATCAGAAATTCTCTCATGATTATTTGGAAACTCAACAATAGGTATACTTCCAAATGCGTGCAATTTCCATTCAGAAACTACTCCATTTTGAATTTTGCATGAATAATTGTCTGTATAGCACAGTTTGTACCATCTTCCATCTTCGTCCTTAAGCTCCTGTACGGCAATCACCGGTTCTTCCGTACTCCGATTATAAATAACACAAGTATTCATCGGAGTAGGGGCAACAATCTGAAATGGTATTTCTCCATTTGAAAATCTCACAGCCTTAAAAGATGTTCCAGTTGCTGACTGCCACTCTCCTGCTTTAATGTCTTTTTCCTGTTTATTCGCATCCACAAGATAGTCATTCAGCGCATCCACTGCCCGATTAATTTCATCATCATCTTTTCGACTGATAAACTGTATTGGCTCGCCATATGTCTGTCCTACTTTGAACTGAACAATCTCATACGCATGATTTTCTACTATTTTGTTTGTAATATCAGCATTTTGCACCTTTACACGGTATAAAACAGGCTGGTCACCTTTGTAATATCGCCAAAGATATTCTATGATGGTTTTGTTGTAATAAAAATTTCCGATGCAGTCTCCCACCACATTGACAATATTATCTTCTGTGATGGTTTCAACATCTGTATATAAAATTTTTCTACCATAACAGCCTTTAACAAGGTCTTGGAGAGATTTGTCATTTCTCATTTTTTTCTCCTAAATAAACGTCATCCCACTGGATGTTGACCGGATTGGAAGAGATTTTAATTCCGTCTTCTCATTCTCCGGATAAAATACCACTTTTTTGTGACATTTCCTACATTCCACAGAAATGTTCATTGTTGAACGCCCATCGTGCGTGGCAACTTTTCTTCCACACCGCGGGCAATATATTTTTTTTGGTGTATATCCCATAAAATCCTCTTTTCTTTGCAAAAGAAAAAGCACCGGAGATTTCTCTACGATGCTTTTCTAAATTGGGGGAGGTGAAGTATTCAACTTTTGTTGCTTTCTTCGATTATAACTATATCAGAAAAAAAACGGACATATCGGACAACTTTACTCTTTCATAAATCTATCGAACGCTTTTCTAACGCTGTCTTCTGTGTTATTGCCTCCTATTTGGTCGGCAACCTTATTCCAAGATTGATTTTCTAAAAATCTAAGGTTAATTATTCTTCTAATTCTGCTATCTTTTATATTTGCAATAAACTCTTCTACTTCATTTGTTTTTTCAAGAAGTTCGTTTTCCAAAATTTCGAGGGTGGTTTTTCTGGAATATAACAAGGTTTTTTTGTGCCTATATTCTGGCAATGGTATTCCTTCTATTTTAAAATGTTGGTTTCCACCATTTCCGCCAGAAACGCTATCAATAACCGTTCCTTCCTGCTCAATTTTTTCTATGTATTTTTCAAGCTTTTCAATTTTATTCCTTACTTCTTTTACTTCTTCTCTTAAATCTAAGTATTGATTTAAAATATCTTTGTTTACCATATCAATACCTCCTAAACGGATTTACTGCCGCTTCTACTTTGGCTACGTTATTTCCATTTGTCACTCTAAGCGCAAAGTTTGAAAATACATCCGGCACATCATCCAACTGCTTTTTACCGGACACTGAATATCTCTTGAGAAGAGACATCATTACTCCATATGGCTCATTTTGCTTATATAATGATTGGTCTTTAAATATAACGTGCTGTAATATCCAGTTAGAGCACTGGAAAATCCTTGCTTCCTTGTTTGTCTCCGTCGGTGTGTCAGTAATGTTACATATCCATCCTTTTTTTTCGACACGCTTGTTTACTTCCATTGCGACACGGTCTCCGCCGGCGTTTCTCTCAAATTCACATTCCTGCACTTTGTTGTTTGTCAAAACATTTGCTGCATTTTCATACTGCATCTCATAATCTGCCGTGTTATCGCAAACACAATCTACACAGTAGTAATCCTCTCCGTATTTTTGCAATACCGGCAAAACAAAGTAATCCGTTCCTTTTCCCTTTGTATCGCATTGACCGGTTACAATTTCTGGCTTTCCATGCGGCAAATTAAGATACCGGCGTATTTTATCTTCCGGAAACAGCAATCCCTCTCGCTCAATCGGCTCCTGTTTGTAGAGACAGCGATATGATATGTCGTCCATCAATAATTGCTGGTCTTCAAAAAAATCTTTCGTAAACCCAGAAAATTCATAGTCAAAGTTGCTTTCTCCTGTAACTGGGTCTACATCCGGTACCGCAATAACCTTTACTCTCGGATTTCCCTCGTACATATTTTGGATGCGCCCTATGACGTCGTGTACGCTCCATCTTGTGGCAATATGTATTTCCTTGCAGTTCTTGCCGTCCGTGTCCTGTAT